CTTCCACAATCGTTATATGGACACATATATAAATGTTTAACAATCTCTCTTGCATCCTTAACCGGAATCATTTCTTTTTTAAAGCCTAACATATTAAAGTTAGCAAAATATTTTTTATTATTCATTTAATGAACCCTTTCTAATTTACCACTGGTATACATTATTCTTTTTCCCTATAAATTAACTCTATTTTAAAATCATTCCAAGTTGATGGTTTCCACCAAACACCTACATATGTTCGCTCTATCTTCCCTATAAATGAATCCCATGTTTCACCAGTTGCTAGGGTATGCATTGCTCCACACTTAGGACATGGCCCATCAAGTGGATGCCCATAACAAAAATACCCACAATGTCGACATTTTCTGATCCAACCAAAACTACTCATACTAACTCCCTTACAGGTTGTCCCGTATAGGAACTGCCTATATTGTTCTTCCTTTAGTCCAATATCTACCACCAACTCCACCTTCATGTAACCTTAATACTGTATCACAATGGGGGACACCAGTAAACATCCGTTTCACCACCTATATAATAGTCAGCATAAATATGGGTCATATCACCATCGCAATACTGACACCGTTCTACATAATTTCTTCTTATACTGCACTCCTCTGGCTTAATGGTAAAGTGGTGCAAATGACCATTAAAATAGGGCGGTGATGTATCCATCTCCTCATTAAAAACATATGGATGGGGAAGCCTTTCTTGTTCAGTTAATGTTTTCTTACATATATCTATAGCTTCTTTTCTTGTAATATATTCACTCATACTCTATCCTAATGCTTTGATTATCACTAATCATATCTGTTGGCAATAATTGTAATACATACCTTAATAAGTCTACCCTATTAGTTACAATTTTTTTATTATCCTCTAAATATTTGTCCTCTTTGTATATTATAAACCCACCGTCTACTGATTCTATTTTAATCATCTATTCTCCTTTTTATTACCACCCTATACTTTTACTTATTTTAACGTGCTCTTCCTGCCCTATGTTTTCCCTTTTCTTATCCATAACAACAAGATAGTATTCACCCAAAGCACCCTTAAAAATAGGATCACCTGCAGGAGAGAATCGCCAACGAAAAAGTAATTCTTTGTAAGAAGCATTATCTATCATGAATCTTAAATATTCTTCTTCCCATTTTTTGTTATTCATTTTTTATGCACCCTATTCCATCTAGCGTGTTCAATAATATGTACTTAACCTGCGGATGGATGTTAAACTTTTCCTCTAATGACTTCATTGGTAATGATGGATCGTTACCCTTTCTTTCAGCTGCTGCAGTCCAATCACATAACATTTCCATGAGACTAAAGAGGTTCATCTTATATATTGCGTTATCAGAAGGATTTAATGGATTTACATGATACTCTAAATGATGATCATTTGTTATCTTGTGGTGATCCCAACCCTTGCCCATCTGCTTAGTTAGCTTCTTATATTCTTCTGAACCATACTCGATATCATTAGTGTTCAGTTCATATACCGGATCGATGTAGTAAGGCTCTTCCTCAATCGATAACTTGCTTTCGTCATGCACTAGCCCTCTTTTTAAAATTTCCTGAGCACACATAGTCATACTCTTCATTACTTTTTTTTGATGATCTTTTGTATCATTCAGATAGTATAACGATCTTTCTATATTATTTTCACTCATATCCCATTCCCTATTTTTCATCACCTAATCCAAAATTAAACTTTCCTGAAAATAAATTACACTTACCATCAACGTTAATTATTTTACAATACTCGTATCTTTTATTTAGTCTCTCTCCAGTAACATAATTATACACACCATCTACGGGGAATCGCTGACACAATAAATGATCGCCATCAACATCTATTGTATGTTCCCAACGTGGCACACAACTTATACACTCTACACATATATTCATCATTACCCCCTCACCGATCCGAAGTCACATCGTATGTCTTCTAATGACTACGGTGAAACGGTGGCAGTATTAATATCAAGTAACTTTTTGAGAGTTGCAAAAATGTCATTAGTATCACGACAGACATATTCATCTACAGCAATTGATACACAGCCACTTGGAACAATACAACCCGTTGTATCATGGACAACTATATATCCATTCTTCGCTTCCTTAATTTCTATTTTCATATTCCCTCTGGTATATCTAGGTTTAACTTAGCAAACTCTCCATATATTCTTTTTGCTTCTACATCGTAAGCTTTAGCTGCGTCCTCTTCTTTTATAAAACGACCTATGTATTTTTTCCTAATTTGTACTACCCACTTATTATCTTTTGATTTAAATACACCCTTATACTTAGATGTACAATTTATTTGACCATATTGATTTGCAAGGTTTTGTTGTACGGTGCATATTCTTAAGTTGTTTCTTTGGTTATTGAGACCATCACCATCTATATGATCAACAACCATTTTATCACCCCGCTCTAATCCTAATATTTCTCTATGCATAGAGTATGATATATGTTTCCCATCAATAACTTCTGCCCTTCTTGCGTAAAGAGAGCGATTAGCATCCCACTTAGTATCTTTATTACCCTTAACGCTCCAACTATATTGGTTAAGATTTTCATAATCTTCATCGTCAACTAATGTTACCTTACCCCTCGATAGCTTGATTACCTTCATTATCAATCCTTTCCTTTAACGTTATCCAGTGATTAACCGACACTAAGCCAAGCTCATATATTACCTTCACCTTTTCTACTGCCTCTTTTGATGATATAGCATCTACCCTTATTTCTTCCTGATAGCTACCATCATCGTCCGATAAAAATACAGAATATTTTTCCATAATTAAAACCTCACATCAGTAAGTGAAGCTTCTATAATCCTATCAATACAAAACTCCCTCTCTTCATTTCTAAATCTACAGAACGCTCTAACAAATAGATCTGGTTTCTTGTATATTTCTATTGGTTCAATATATCTAATGGTCTTATTACTATGCAAATCCTTGTAAATAATTTTTACAACCCTATCTTCATTAATACCATCTTCCAGAATAATTTCGGTAGATACAGATAGAGTAAGCCCATCTAACTCATCTAACTCATCTGGATCTAATGTTTCGTTCATTCTTTCTATAATAGGGATAAGATCTTCTCTACCACCACTACGAGCTCTTTCTATGCACGTTGCCATATCGGCATTAAAGACTTTATACTCTATCTTTGCACATATCCTTTTTGCCCAATCTTCACGTTGCCATTCGGTAAGATTAGTGGAATCTACGATAACAATATTATGGCCAGCTAAAAATAGAGCCTTAACCATTAAGTGAGCCGTAGTCCATACTACTTCCTCGGACTCAGGGATAAAGTCTGTACCATACAAAGCAAATCTAATTGAATCTGGATTGACTACGGGACACTTACCAACTTGCGTTCTACACCATGTGCTCTTACCAGACCTCGGTAATCCTACTGTTAAAATTAATGTATCCATTATTCCCTTTCTTATAGTTCTTCTCGTTCTTGTTCTTCAACAGACACCCACTCTGTACCTAACTTCTGTTGTAATGTCTTACCATTAATTTGACCATCACTAACACCGTAAAAGAAATCACAAAGATCTGATTCCTTTTGAGAGTAAGCCCACTCACCCTCATTATCACCCTCTGTTCTTAAGGCCCTAAACTGTAGTAACATTTTGAATCTCCTTTTCATCCCCTTTGATATAGTAAGTACCGACTGCACCCCACCGAATCAAGCTTCGATGCACCATTCATGAAGTTAGGGTGTGTGGCCGAGACCGTAACCTCATGGGCTATTATCTCCGACATTCCAATTGTAACGGCGAATTACTTACCACTCTTTAGAGTGCAGTCGATACTCACTATCTATAATTGTTTTTTTTAACCCTTCATTTTCTGCTTGTATTTTTTTCCATCTAAGCTCCATTATAATGTATTACTGATTCTCTTTCTGCATCTGGATGTTCTTTAACCGCATAGGTTCTGTCAACCATTTCTGTTACTATAAATGTTACACCACAATCAGGGCAATCAAGATCTAATGGACTATCATCTCCAAAATAGGTAATTAATCCTATTTCACCCAACTCATGTGTATCATTAATAATATAGTTACAATATGGACACTTAACTCGATGATCTTCTTCCCACTGCGTTCTCCAATGATCAATACATGATTTACTCATCTATCACTCTCCCTTCCATTATATATCCTCTCTTAATCCCAAATAAGATGGATGTCTAGGTTTATCTTTTACACCCTTTGGAAAATATCTATATTTTACCTGTTTCCCAATCCACTTATCTTTATTATCCCAAATATCCTGTCTTTCTTCCCTTGAGAACCCTGTGCCTATATTAAACTCTACATCGGTATATGACTCCCTTACCACTAACGCCCCTAACGTGTTCATAGGAACCTTATTAGCTTTATGAGATGATCGCTCTGTGTGTCCTAGTTTATCTTTCTTCCCCTCATTAGCATTGTGCATCTGTTCATTAAAATCTATGATAATAGCTTCGGAATCTAAAAACTTTTTAATTTTTAGCATATATTGCTGATTGATAGTAGATCGACCGAATTTGTATGGGCTATTACTAATTCTAAGGATTACGCCCTCATACTCTGCTTCTAAACATTTATCCTCATACTTATCTAAGTGTTCCCTATCTTTAATAAGAATAGGTATTAATGGTTCAATGTGCTCTACATCACTTTTCCTATGGCTCCCCATTACACGATAAGTTCTTTCTAGTCTTTCCATTCTATCGGCGTATGGTTCTTCTGGATCGAGAACATAATCGAACCACATAAACTTAAAGTCAGGCTCACCATCCTCAGACATGATATCGCTTGTCGTTCCTCTAAAATCACCCGATACAAGTTCGCCATCTGCACCATCGGGAAGAACCTCCTCTAACACCTCTCTAATATAATTATTAGGGATGGGTTTGAATTTACGACTGACTAGTTCCCCATTAACCATCATGGCCCTGATACCATCAATCTTAGGGGTGGCTAGATAGCTATTAGAAAAGTCTAACTGATCCTTCTGACACTCTACAGCTAACATAGGTTTTTTAATCATTTTATTATTTCTCCTTTAATAAGTGATAGCATAATAAATTACATAGAACCAAGATAAAATCATGGCCATTGCCGTTCCAAAACCGACCCCATAAGAAGCTGTTCCATTATTACTCATTTGTTTCCCCTGTCCTTACTGTGTTCTTTCTATAACTTCGTCAAAAGTTATTGGTTTATAGTTATGGCAATCTATACCAACGTCCATAGCCTTCTTATCTGGATGAATTAAATTACCATGCGAATGACCAAAGGCATGACGATACCCTTTCCTTCGCCCAAGCCAACGTAATTTTGCCCAATGATCACAGACTATGCGTTTTTTATTATATCTTACAACATAACCACTATTGAGGATAAACTTCTCCCCGAATACTTTTTTTATCTTATTTTTATCATCGTGATTTCCTAGTATAATATACTTAACACCATTTAATCGATTATAAGAATCTCTGATTTGAGAAATATTACCCCAACTGAAATCACCCAAGTGATACACTATATCATTAGGCTTAATTAATGCGTTCCAGTTATTAATAATAACATCGTTCATTTCTTCCACTGATTTAAATGGTCTATCACAATATTTAGGTAACAGCATTTTCTCATGCCAAAAGTGTGTATCTGCTGTGAACCAAATCATTTCCTATCCTTTTTATAACAGGCCGGGGAGGAATCGAACCCCCATCATTAGTTTTGGAGACTAATGTTCTACCGTTGAATTACCGACCTAAATGTTAATACTTTGTCTCTTATACTTACGAGCCTCTCTCCATAGTCCTATAAGACCAAAGAATGAGGCATTATAAATCCTACTATACCACGTTAAACCAAAATTATTTTTCTTTCTTAATACGTCTAACTCTTCGCATGCTATTTTATATGCTGTGGGCTGAATGGAGTATGCACAACGGCTTACCATCTTAGTAAAAATATTAACATTTTTAGGTTCAATAAGAATTTCTATATCCCCTATTTTATAACGATAATAATCATTCTTTATTGTTTGCACCTTATCAATAAGTAATGGAACATCTTCATAGTTGCCATTAGATCCTACTACGCATGTTAATGGTGGTGATACCATCTCTCTATAAACTGCATTGCGTGCAGCTACCTTATCGAAGCGAACAATTATACTCATTTATACTCCCACACATTTACATTATCTGGCAGTCTTTTAATAATAGGTAAAACGTGTTTCTTTGCTAATCTACCACAACCTATACCCGGAAAATTAAGATCCCATCTTTCATCAGACTGTTCAGCTAATTCCTTTAACATATCTGTAGATTTAGCTATTAGCTTAAAGGATGCATCATCCCACCAGTTAATCTTTACCTGAAATAAACAGATTTTTGTTTCTGGTATAAGTAAAACTCCATAGTCTTTTAATCTACATCCATGATCAACAATTACCCTACCGCACCTATTAGCAATATTTGGGAACTTTTCAGTGACCTGTAGAGCAATGCCAGCTCCCATTACTAACTTTCCATTTTTCTTAATAAAGGAATTGGTAGTAATAACAAAATGATCAGTTTGATCATAAATATCCCACATATTACCTTTTTTGAGTTTCAAACAATACCCCTTCTACACCTTGATATATAGATAAGCCAGTTTTCCCCGTTATTATATCTGCCACCTTACCTATTGTATATTTATAAATTTGATAATCATATTTAAATAAAAGGAGTGCTCCTGCATAAATAAATAGGATACAACTAAAAATATAAAATATCATCTATAAATAACTCCCCGTAGCTTTCCTATTTGCTAATTCCATTGCATCTCTTGTTTTAAAGATACGGATAACACTATTTTCGAAAACTTCAAATAGCCCCTCAATCTCTTTCAATTCTTTCATGTATAAAATATAATCATCACTAATAATATCTTGAGATCTTTTAATGAGATTCTTTATCCTATTTATAATTTTAGTAAAATCGCACTGTATGGATCTCTGTAACAGTTCTTCTGTTTTATTCATCCTCTTCTCCAAACATTAATACATTACAATTTTCACATCTTATCACACCCGCATACCTAAGCTCTTCAATATATTCTTCATCAGTAACCATTCCAATGTTATAATCAATTGGATCTTGATTACCACACTCCTCTAAGAAAGTTTCAGCGCATGAGTCAGAGCAAAAAACTTCACCGCCCTCACCGCCATTAACCTCATACATTTCTATTAATGCGTTGTCCATTTAGTTGTTCTCCCTTTGTTCGACTACCTTAATCATTTCCTTTACATATTTATCTACCTTTTGTTGACCTGAGTTTTTATTTTCCTTGTTACCAAAAATTAATCTAAATAAAGTGAATACCATCATTACTCCAATAAATATATAAATCCTATTTATATTAAATCGTCCTATGTATTATTTTATTTTATCTTTCGTTACGTAATCATCTTGTTTTCTTTGTTCTAATTCTAACTTATACATTTCATAATATTCTGAATATCCCCCTTCGCTTAATTTTTTACAAAGGGCCAATACACCCTCTGTGATATCTAACTTTATCTGAGGATAGCACAAATTTTTTGTCATTAGATAATCAACAACCTCTAAATCAACTTTAGAAAACGAGTCTCTTCCTAATCTATTAATAATTACACCCATAATTTCAAGAGATCTTCCGTAGCCCTTTATATCTTCAACAGAAATATCCCTTAGAATTGCTTTATCAAACTTACATCGGTTAATAGTACACCCATCCAAAATTGCCGAAGTTAAATTAGCCTCATTAAAAAAACATCCTCTAAGGTTACTACCGCTAAAATTTACATCCCTTAGATTTGTATTATTAAATTTACAATCTCTAAAATCACTAAAGCATAAATCCATTTCAGCTAGATCGCAATTACTAAAATCAATTCCTCTCATATCATCATCTGCCATTAGTCCCCGCTTGATAGCTTTTCTCACATCATTATCATCATCGGACTCAAAAACAATTATGTTACTAGAATTAATAAATTTCATTCTTTACCCTTCTCTAATTTATTTATCTCAAGACCGTAAGGGCCAGATTATGAATCTCTACGTTCTTTTTAAAATTAGTAAATTCCTTAAACTTTTTCATTCACTTCCCCCCTTCTTCTATTTGTTTTTGGAGGTCGGCTATTTTCTTTCTAAGGTAATCTCGTGTATTATGTAATTTTGCAATAGACTTCAATTGACTTTTAGACTGTTGATTTCTTAAGTGTAGTATTTTTTTATATTCCTTGCACTTACAGGGATTGATGTGGTCGGTGATTAAAACCTTAATATCTGATTTAAGTAAATTTTTAAAATGATGAACATATTTTCCTAATACCATATCAAGAATTTCTCTTGAATTATTAGAAGCATAAGTTATAAACGCCTTTGCCAAACCCTCGACATCCACCGCTACCGTTGGTTCGGGAGTGTTAATTTTCCAAGTTGGCTCCCTTAATCCTTCTATTATTTCATCTGTTTTTTCACTCATCACTTCCCCCTGTATCGCATAGCTTATTAAATAATTTTATGTATTCGTAATATTCTTCAATTTGAGATGTGGTATAGCCATTTTTTTTGCCAATACTTTTATACTTTTTAAGCCAAGTTTTAATAGGAAGCTTAATATAACCAATTTTTAATATATCAGGTGCAGGACTACAAAGTGAATAAACGGAACCTTGAATATATAATGGAGACACTTTATAATTTCCACCATAAACCCAAGCATCACCCGAAACCCGAGCATTACCCGAAACCTGAGCATCACCATAAACCCAAGCATCACCATAAACCCAAGCATCACCATAAACCTGAGCATTACCCGAAACCCGAGCATTACCCGAAACCTGAGCATTACCCGAAACCTGAGCATCACCATAAACCCAAGCATCACCCGAAACCCGAGCATCACCATAAACCCAAGCATCACCCGAAACCCGAGCATCACCATAAACCCGAGCAGCACCATAAACCCAAGCATCACCCGAATGAGATAAATTACTTTCCGATTCTACTAACCCCCCAATATCTCCTTTTTTGATGTTATGCTGTTTTAAATCCCTCAAAGCAACAATTCTATAAAATCCAGTATATATCTCTTTTTTAAGTTTATATTTTTTAATCATCACTTCCTCCCTTTCCGCTCAAACCATCTATCAAACTTTTTACTGAAGTAACCAAACAAAAAACAGGCCACTCCAACTACGACACACATCAAAATCCATTGTATCTCACTCATTCACTTCCTCCTGCATGGATGTTGTCATACTTACTTGGCTTACCTTGTAATCTTTTTCTAACTTTAAATGTTACCCTCCTGCTTAAATTGGGTGGTGGACTTTTATAATTATCGTCAAAACCTTCGGGGTCATCCTTTGAGACGGAAAAAGTTCTTTCTATCACCTCAGTAACCCAAAATTCTTTTTCACAATAATCACATTCTATTTCAACCCCCCCAGTTTCGCCCCAATAAGTGACCAAACCAGAGTTATAAAGAAATTCATCATCTGATGTTAAATCCTCATTGCAATAAGGACATCGAACTTTCTGTTTTTCTTTATATGCTTCTAACGCTTCTTCAATCGTCAGGTCACGTTTCATAATTACCCCTTAATATTAAATATGGGAGTTAACTTATATTTAATTTCAACTAAATCCTTTTGATATTCCATTACCTCATTAATATTTTTATAAGCTTGTGGTGCTTCATCTAAATGATCTAAATTAACATCTTGACTATAAACACCAGACATATCTACTTCAAAATCATCCATACTTAGCTTACCCACAGTTTTTATCTCACCAGTTTTCCAATTCTTTTTACCTTTAGCTGCATTACGTGACATCGCCCTACCTGCACCATGTGAGCAGGATGTATAGGAATCAGGATTACCTTTACCAACTACTATATAAGAAGGTGCACCCATAGAACCGGGTATAATACCTATCTCGCCTTTTCTTGCACTGGTTGCACCCTTACGGTGAATAATTACATCTTCACCAAAGTGGTTCTCTTCTGCAGCGTAATTATGATGAATATTAATTACCTCATCAAATGTTATATCAGGGAATTTTCTAATCAACTGATCTTTAATATCTTTCATCATAATATCTCTACTTGTCTTTGCAAAAATTAAAGCAAATGACATCTCTGAATAGTAGGATCTACCCCATCTAGTATCTAATTCTAAATACTCCATATCTGGTGGAACATCATCCTTACATTCTTTCTTTGCTATCGCCATATATTTCTCAGCGATTAATTTACCTATATTACGACTGCCACTATGGATCATTATCCAAATATTATCGTCTTCGTCTACTTGCAACTCAATAAAGTGATTCCCACCGCCTAATGTTCCTAATTGAGCCTTAATTGATTTATTAGGGTATAGTTTCTGATACCCCTCAAGTAAAGTATCCATAGAAGCATCTAATTTAAGCGCTGCGGTTTGATTTTCACCTCTGTGATATCTACCAACTGGAATACTTCTTTTAATGTTATGGTGCAGGTCAATAAAGTCTACCTCTCCTAGTTTACTTTTTTTCAAACTAGTCTTAACGGCACACATACCGCACCCGATATCTAACCCAACGGCAGAGGGAATAAAAGCATCCCTTACTGGAATAACAGAACCAATATTGCACCCAATACCATAGTGTACGTCAGGCATAATAGCAACATGCTTAAATAATCTAGGGTGGCTTGCGGTATCTTTTATTCTAACTAATGCTGACTGTTCTATTTTATCTTCATCGATCCATAGCTTAACATTTTTCATTTTTACCTGTATCCTTATTTTTTTCCCAATCTCTTTGTTTTACCACAGCCCACGCCTTATCGATACAATCTTGCATAATAAAACTATTATGACTACATACACCCGCAAGATAGATCATAATATCGCCAATAGCATCTTCTGCCTCATCCCTATGTTGCTGCTTACTTCCCCTTATATTTTGTTCGCTCTTAAGTATAGCATGGCACAACTCACCAACCTCTTCGACAACTCCTAATAGTGGTTGATGTGGAAGTTGACCGGGGAAATTTTTCCCTGTCCATACCCACTGTTCATATTGAAGATCATCTATAGTCATACTATATTCCTTTTAAATATTTATCAAGAGAGTTTCTTGTAACGCACAATGTTCTAGCTGTCATTGATTTATTACCATTACAGTCTTTTAATGCTTTATTTGTAACCTCTTTCAAAAAATCTTTTTTCAGATCCGATAATTTACCACCGTAATTTTTATGTGATGTAGCCTCACTAGGAAGAATATCTTTTGAAAATATTTTTTTCTTTGAAAACGCCAATAGATTAGATAGTTTATTCAACCCTCTATAGTTGCCACCTAAATAAAAATTTATATGGTTAAAAAAATCTTTTGAAAACTCATGCTTAATAGATATGTCGATATAATCATAGTATGTATATCTCTTTGCATGAATAAACCCATTTAAAATATTTTTTATATGTGTTTTATTTATATTTATTAGATCTGGTAAACAATATGTAAAACCTGATGTTAATCTAAAATATAGGTCACTCCTTAGTGTTCCATTTTTTACACACTTTAAAAGATCAGCATTAGTAGTACATATTATCCTAACATTAATTTTCCTAAAAACATTATCTCCTAATTTTCTAACGGAAGATGTATCTAAGAACTGTAAAAATTTAGCCTGATTATCTAATGATATATCTGTAATATCCTCTAAAATCAAAGTACCACCATCGCATGATTCTATTAGTCCAACCTTCTGAAAACTAGCACCAGTAAACGTTCCCTTATTATGTCCAAATAATTCACTCTCAAACAAGCCACTTGGTAATGATGATAGGGAAATATTTCGGCAAACTTTCTTTGACCTATTTCCACTATCATGAATGAGTTGAGCTAAATAGATTTTGCCACACCCTGAGTTACCTTGTATGATTGCTATCTCATTTGTAGCGACAATATTTTCAATATCTATTGTATTAACAAGATAGGGAAACGCTCTATATATAGTATCCATATTTAACATAATATTATAACTCTATTGTTTCTACATCAACATGGACATCTCCCTTAACAATATCTTCAACCGCACCACCCCATTCACTATCATCAATAATATTATTTAATAAAAGATAGCCATTTTGATCGGATGATGCTTCAGCATGTAGGGTTGAAAAATATGTCTCGTCTTTCACTAATGAGATGGTTGAAAGTAAAAAATTATCCACAACATCAACAAAAATTTCTTTCTCAGTTGTTCGATCAATGACCTTAATATAATATCTTTTCTTCATAGGTATAACCGCCTTTACATATGGTAACATATAATTTTTAGTTTTATTAATACATAGTTTAGTTTGCTTATCAAATATATAGCCACCTTCTGTTTGAAAGGTTGACTTATTTACCTCAGTAATAAATTCTCTTTTCTCAGCCCAATTATTACCAGTGGCATCATTAATAATTACTTGCGCACCAACCTTGATTAAATTTATCATTGCTTATTCCTTATGGCGTGCCTTACATTAGCAGTCAGTTGCATAACCTCTTTCATAGCCTCGTGATCTACATTATGGTTAACCACATAATCTTTCATAGTAGAGAATAAAATAATATCAGAAAAATATATAATTGCCTCTGCTATACTGTTATCAGGGTTAGTTTTTTTTTCTTTTTTATCTGGTTTATTTTCACTCATTTTTTACCCTGCCATATCATTGTTTTCTATTATATCTGATTTTTTATACTGACCATATTTGCCATATTTTTTCTCATTGAATCTTCTTACAAACTCTTCAATTGCTATTTTATGGAAAGTATCACTATAAACATAGGTGCAAAGATCATCCTCACCTTCTACGTTCATAAAGCGAGCGAATGGTGATTGAAATTTATGTGAGGTAATCTCCAGTTGATCATCCGTAAAAGTTTTTTCGCCGTATGATTTTTGCTCTCCATTAAGAGCCTTTTGATATCGAGCGTAAGCAATCCTTCTACCCTTATTCCGATCAGCCTGATCTCTCCCTGAAACTTGAGCCCATCCAAACGGTGTTAAATCCGCACCATTTTCAACATCTTTGTAAATTAGCGTAGCCAAAAATTTCCCATCGTAAAGGAAGTGCCTTATTTTGAATCCTTTTTCTTTTGATTCTTGTTCCCAATTCATTTTGCTCTCCTTCTTTGTTTACCTTAATATAATACATAATTCCTATTTGTCAAGTTTTTTTTTAAAAATAATTTATACAATCCCAAACATCCGGAGAACCAGTGCCAGAATGATACTATTGTAAAATATTCCCAATTATTATCCCTCAATTCAAAATACTGTGCAAAATGTTGCACAACATCATCTATTACAACCCACATACCTATGGTAGTGGCAATTAATAATAATACCACCAAAATCATTGGGGTAGTTACGGTTAGCTGGAATAATAAGAAAAAGCAAATAGTGGACGCTATCCACCCCAACCCGTAATGGTGTATCTGCCAGAAACTAAATAATTCTGGAGACTTTTTACTAGTGGATCTTAAGTATCCAATTTTTAATAAAAACTTAATCATCCATTATACCACGCATAAAATACACGGCATAAAATCAATGAGCCTATGAATATAGGGATAATAACCCAAGTGATCATCCAATAACCCACTATAATTCCGATCACAATAGAGAGCACCAAATGAATAAATAAAATAAGTGAGATCTTAACTAAGAGAGAAACCCATTTTTCTAGAGCTGGTTCTTTAACCCTTAATAAATTTAATTTAAAAAATTCTAACATTATAGCTCCAATATTTTTAATTCTTTTTTTATTTTATCTAAGGCTTTTCTTCTCATATATGCTATTGTTGATTGGGGTATTTGTAGTATATTAGCTATATCATCCTCGTTCATTTTTTCCCAATATTTCAATCTCACAATTTCTTGCTCTTCAGGTAATAACTTTTCTAACAATACCTTTATCACAACCCTTGTATCTTGTAATACATTATTGTCTTTATAAAAACCAGAGAGCTCTTCAAATTTACCATACCCCCTAGATTTACACGATCTTATGTAATCAAGAGCCTTCCAGTTTACTTTCTTATATATATAAGGGTGTATATCTTCCCTACTATCAACGCCATCTAATAACAAAAAATATGCTTGGTAGCACTCTCCCAATAGGTCTTCGAAATCGTCAACGGAGTATCTATATTGAGATAATACATTTTTAATATAACTCATATCAGATAACATTTGTTTTTTAGATCTTTTCATAAATAAATACCGATCTTACTCTGTGATTAGTTGATCTAGCTAGTCCAATTGAGCCCACATGATTTAATTCATCCTTACGATACATTGGTTTTACCATATCTAACCAAACTAATACGCCACCTTTTTTTAGAGCCTTAACGCATTCCTTAACAACCTTATTTCTACTTACCATTGGGTTACCGTATTTAAGTGCATCTTCCTCGGTGTATGGGGGGTCAGCTATAATAAGATCAAACTTCTTTTTAAAATGTTTAGATAATTCTTCTGCATCACCAACTACATCTGGTTTTAGTTTTGGATTAATATCAAAACGTATACCTCTTTCTCCTTTTTTGAGACTACCACTAAATAGCTGTAATACTTCTGGATATTCTTCTTTTGGAAACATTGAGTAAATTCTTTTTAAGAAACTTGGAGGATAAGATCCATGATAACCACTACCCTTATAATCATTACCAATTTCCCAATACCCATAAACCCAACATCTTTTTTTGCCACCAACTTTTTTAGGACTTTCCCACATAACGAGAGGGGGATAGTTAGGAAAATTAATGTTGTATGATTCGGCTATCATTTGTAGTTGCAAATAATTCATAATCGTTTCCTTTATAAAGCGGATGGAGAAGGAGTCGAACCTTCAAGGGATTTCTCCTCGACTGTTTTCAAGACAGCTGTAGTCACCGATCTACTTGCCCATCCATTAAGCGGAGGGTGTAGGAATTGAACCTACGCACCCTTTCGGGTGACTCTTGGGTAGCAGCCAAATACATTACCACTCTGTCAACCCTCCTTTATTTTTAGGCAGCCCACGTGCTTATAAACGCTCCATGTCGTCACACGATAAAGGAACTGCCTGATTTATACCGGGGATAGGGGGAATCGAACCCCCACGTTCCGAGAGACAGTCGGATCTCATAGCCATTAGATCATATCCCCTATTGGAGCACCTACAGGGATTCGAACCCTGATCACTTGGTTGGAAGCCAAGAATCCTAGCCAGTTAGATGATAGGTGCATTAATTATCCTCTTGTCATTGTAGTGCCACACTTAGGGCATTTTACATTAAAACAAGGTGTATTAGTTTGATGGGTAACAGTAGCTCCACAACTAGGACAAATACATTTACCACCAATTCCCAATCCCTTTCTTTCGTCAATCATATTAACTCCCTTATTAAAACCATGCGTCAACTGTTGCTAATAGTGCAATCAGTAAGTATATATCTATTTCATCTTCTTGTTTCATAATAAACTGGAGTGGGTAGATTTGAACTACCGACATCTCGCTTCCAAAGCGAGAACTCTGGCCTGACTGAGCTACACCCTGTTATTAATCATTTATATGTTCTGTTATATGACAGTTGGCACATAATACTTCAAGATTATCCAATTTATTGTTTTTTCTATTATGATCTTTGTGATGCACTTGTAATACCTCTTTATGCTTTTTATAGCCACATTGCTTACAAACAGCACCGAAATGATTTATAGCACTTTCTCGATATGTAGACGTTTCACCATTCCAATTTGGATTTTTTTCTTTTCGCCTTAAGGTATTATTTTTACTAGCAGCACAAGATTTACTACAATAAGAAAATCCTGTTTTTGATTTTGCTATATCACTTTTGTTTCTATGAACATTTTTGCCACATGTATTACATTTAACTTCTAACATATAAATCACCACTTTAAATTGCGGGGAGTGGATTTGAACCACCAACCTTCGGATTATGAGTCCGATGAACTACCAAATTGTTCTACCCCGCAATATTTCTATAGGGATGGAAGGAATCGAACCTACGACCTTCTGGATGTAAGCCAGATGTTCCACCAATTGAACTACATCCCCATTATTGTAATATAAAATCAACAGTTATAAACGGTGTGTCTGGCCCATCGAGATCAGGGGTCGTCTTTACTACTTCATTAGACAGACCGGAACAATTCGGAACTTCATCGCAAGCTATCATTCTGAAATAATAAGCTGTCTCTGACTGTAACTCTAATGTTACCTGTAATGTTTCCGCTGTTCCTGCGGGATTAGGTTCCATAGTCATTGACTGCACTATCTCACTAGCGGTATCCCAATTTTCTTCCGTAATAGGGTTCTGTGAGTAAACCATCTTATAAGAGGAACATGTTCCCTCATTACCGTTATCGCCCGGCGCTGTCCATGTAAATTGTGTAACAACTGGCCCCGCTTGGATATTACATCCAATAACCATAATAGCGATTAACGCTAATCCAATTTTTTTAATCATCTAAGATCTCCTCAATAATTTTTCCATCTTCATCTTTTACTAAAATACCCGGAAGTAATTTCAACGTTGCAAACTGTTTTAAATCAGAAAGCCTCCCTTCTATTTCTTTTGTTTCTTTTGATGATTCTAAAACACAGTGCATACAAACGGAGTCTAAATTAAAACCAACCCCTTGATTGATCTGTGCACTCATAGCCACTGCCTCTAGTGGTACATCAATAGTTCCATTGCATTCTTTACATTTGTACCTTTTGTATTTTTTCATCTCTATCTTTCTTTTATACTCCCGGTTGGGATCGAACCAACGACCTGCGGATTAACAGTCCGTTGCTCTATCCAAACTGAGCTACAGAAGCATGGAAGCTTCTGATGGGAATCGAACCCACTAAAAGATGATTTGCAGTCACCTGCCTTATCCATTCGGCCACAGAAGCTATGTAACTTTTTTCTTATCATATTTTTATACCGAGGGTCGGATTCGAACCGACAAAAACACGAGGCTTAAACTCGTTGACTTTACCATTTGCCCACCCCGGTTTATTCATGTGGAATCCTATATTGGTTCCATATTAATTTTATCTTTTAAACTTTTAGCATCAATATCTTGTCCAAATTGAGATTTAATACTATTAACATCATTTTGTTGAATAAAGATTGCATGTTCAGTGCAAAGTAGATATCCATTAACTAAGGCCGTTCCCTTCTCTACTCTATCTACTCTTTCACAAAAGAAGCAAATATTTTTATGTTTTATCTTTAGGTGTATCCCATATTTTTTATCTTCTTCAAATGCTCTTGATTCACCAATCTTATCTGATGTAATTTCTTCGTGACAGTTCGGACACTTCATATTTACTCTCCCTTGTATGTAGAAGCCCCGGTGTTTTATTTTTAAGATGTTTTTGATTATAAAAATCACAATCATGAACCGGAGCTTCTTTATTATTTTTATGCTGAAGGTAGGAATCGAACCTACAGTATAGTGGTTTCTAAGACCACCGCCTTTACCAGTTTGGCCACTCCAGCTTAATTTCTCATTTATCTTCCTTTTATCTATCTTTTTGCGTCTATTATATAATACGCAAAAAAACTCATAAAATGCAATTTTTTTTTAAAAAAATGGTTTTTTTATTAGAAATATGCGTATATATTATAGAGAAACCCTTTTGAAAGGCTTGAGGGATTGTGTGATCGGGGCTTAAACTCCCAAATAGATCGCTTATACTAGTTAATTAAATAGCCTTCTTAGGGATATTTTAATTTAACAAAGGAGAAAAAGTATGAAAAGACCTGTCATTACTATTATGGGAATTATTTGCGTAGTCCTATTAGTAGTCTGCTGTGTTAATGCTAATGCTGCAGAAAAACCAATATCCTATGGGATGAATGGTGGGGTTGGTTTTACCAGTTTCTTTAATAATACTGGTGGATACTACGGAATTAATTCTTTTATTAGAATTGATTCAGCAAAAAATCTTTGGGCAAGAGCAATACTCGCCAGAGTAGATGCATTTGGTGCAAAAGTTAAAGTTGGCGCAACTTCTGTCTTGAAGTTCCCTCTTATTAAAAATCTTGACTGTGGATTTGTTGTTGGTGGTAATTATGATTTTGGTGCAGAACAAGTAGAAGGATTGTATGGTTTTGAATTTGAGTGGTGTCCACTCTATGCTCAAGATGGATATGAAAAAATTACTATTACTCCATCGTTTAATGTTGTAGAGGTTGAGGGTATAAATTATTCTACATTACATCTATTCATAAATTTCACTCCATAATTTGGGGCTGATCGGGCTTCGATGGAGTTAGACTGAGGGAGGGTTTCCCCGATGTGGGGCCTTAAGATCTTGGTCTAACTCTACACCCCGGTTCGATTCCGGGCAGCTCCATTTAAAGAAAGTAGTCAATGAAAAAAGAGAAAAAAGTAGTAAAAAAAGTAGTAGAAAAAGCTACCGTTGAAACTACCCTTCAAAATATTCAAAAACTTTTCGGAAAAGATTCAATCATGAAAGCAGGGGATATCTCAGAAAACGTAGAGGTAGTCTCCACTGGCTCTATTGGCCTTGATGAGGCACTTGGCGTAGGTGGTATACCAAAGGGTCGCATTACAGAAATTTTTGGGCCAGAAGGCTGCTTGGCAGGATCAACATTTATTCCATTCGAGGTGTGGACTAGGGATGGTAAACTCAGACGGAACCACAAAGGTGGTACAATTCATAGACTGTATGAAAGATTTAATAGTGTGTCTTTAGGTGAACCAAAACAGGGTGTTCATCTACAGAATAATGACTCTGTGTTTTATGTGAAGTCTGTATGTGGCGATGATAGAATTGTCAGAAATATGATATTGGATGTAGTTCACACTGGGTTTAAACAATGTTTCAGAGTTGAAACAGAAGACGGTCAAGTTATAGAAACTACAGCAGACCATAAATATAGAACTGTATCTGGTTATATACCTCTAAAGGATATTAAAGTAGGTACAGAAGTATTTGTACATAATAACACTAGAGTCATAGGTAAAAAGCAATCTGGAAATAGATCTGAGGTTATGGTTAAGCACCATCCATTTGCCACAACAAAGATTGTAGATGGAAAATATCTTTACTATAGACTTCAGTATTCAAGAATGATTTACGAAGCACATATGAACGGCATGGAGCCGACAGATTATGTAAGTAAATTGAATGCTGGAAACATACTTGACCTAATAACATTGCCGGATAATATTCATGTTCACCATATAGATGAGAATTTTAATAATAATGAAATATCAAATCTAATGTTGGTAAACCCATCGGAACATGGAAAGATCCATGCCAAAGACAGAATACGAAATTTGAGTTTTGTTGCTGTTTTAGTTAAAATTAAGTCTATAACACATGTTGGACTTATGGATACTTTCGATATCAAGTGCGAGTTTCCGTATAACAATTTTGTTGCGGATGGGTTTGTTGTCCATAATTCTGGCAAGACTACAATGGCTCTTGAGTTAATTGCCGAAGTACAAAAAGCTAAAGGCGAGGCTCTCTATATAGACGCAGAACATGCATTAGATATTAGATACGCTAAAAATATAGGTGTCGATACCAAAAAACTAATAGTAGCTCATCCATCATGTGGAGAAGAAGCATTAAGTGTTATGATTAAGATCATGAAAGATAAAGTGTTTGATATTATTGTTGTTGATTCCGTTGCTGCTTTAGTGCCACAAGCAGAACTAGATGGTGAGATTGGTGATGCTCATATGGGTAAACATGCAAGATTAATGTCTCAAGTTTGTCGAATGATTAGTGGACTAGTCTGCGACACAAATGTAATTTTGGTTTTTATTAATCAAATAAGAATGAAGATTGTTCAGTATGGCAATCCTGAAACCACTACCGGGGGGAGAGCTTTGTTATATTATTCTTCAATCAGGTTAGATATTAGAAAAATAGCCACAAATAGAATAGTAAGTACAAAAGAAGCCTATGGTCATAAGACAAGAATAAGGGTTGTTAAAAATAGAGTAGCTCCTCCAATGAGAGAAGTAGAACTCGATATTAGATATGGAAAAGGGTTCGATAGAATTGGTGAACTTTTAGATATTGCCGAAAAGAGAAGCATTATAGATAGAAGTGGTTCTTGGTATGCGTATAAAAACGATAGGATCGGACAAGGAAGAGAGAAAGCTATTGTGTTTCTACAGGAACATCAAGAAGTTTTCGATGATATATATCAGCAAATTAAGAGGTAAAATGTTATGTCAAAAACATGGAGAAAAACAACGGGGGATGAAGATGAATATAAAAGAAAGCCAAAGAAAAAAGATAGAAAAAAAACTAAAGAAAAGCTTAAGAAGTTAACCAATTGATTATTAACATTTTATATTTTTTTTTAAAAAATTTAAAAAAAATTTCAATTTTTTGAACTTTTGTGCGTATATATATATGAGACTTCGATTACCCATCCTTTCTTAATCGGGTCATTTTATCTTTATTGGGAGTGGGGAATCCTCCACTCCCTTACTAAATAAGGGGGAGGCGCATGGGGCGCAGGAATGCTTTGCAAGCAATCCCCGGTGGGATCGTTACCCACCTCTTCCACATTAAAAACGGAGGTCTTATGGACGCTCTTACTCTCATAATCAGCACCATTTCAGGTGTTGTGTTAATGCCAATCGCACAATATATAAAGGGAATTTTACCTCCAACATTGCCTATTAAACCACAGGCTATTGTTGCAATTTTTGCTTTTTCATTTTCTGCGGTGTTGGTATACGGTTTTAAAATAATTCCAGATATTACCATCTCACAGTTAATTCAAATGTCTTTTGGTACTGTAGGGTCAGCAGTTTTAACACATGCTGTAACTCCAAGTGCCATAAGGATTAAATTACAAGGAGAATAGATAAGGATGTCAACTTTTAAAATTTTTTTAAATTTTTTAAAAAAAAGTTTTCATTTTTCTCAAAAACTTACGTATATTAATTAAAAAGCTTACTTAAAGTAATTACTTTTAAATCTGGTAATAGTGAATACATTTGCTTTATCATCTAATTTATACAGTAATTAGAATAGAGCAAAAGTAATTACTTTGTAAGGGGAATTTTTTAAGGAAAGGCAAAAAATGCAATTAAGCATAATTATTCCAGTTTACAATCAAGAAAAAGATTTATTGGAGACCTGTATTAAATCAGCGATAAACCAATCTAATATAGAAAAAGAAATTGTTATTGTGGATGATGGCTCCACCAACAATTCGGTGCAATTAGTTTGTGAGCAATTATTTGGTACAGATATTTTTGAATCGAAACACGCAACAGAAGATGGATTTAGTCTACATGACGATCATCAAAAATTATGGGTTCATTTAATTAAAAAAGAAAATGGTGGGGTCTCTAGTGCTTTAAATAAAGCTATCAAAGAAGCTAAGTTTGATTATATTTCTTGGTTATCATCAGATGATTATTTCTATCCAGAAAAATCTTACGTGCAACTTTCAAATATGATTGAAACAAAGACTTTATTTTCGTTTACGGGATTTCGTGATATTAAATTAAAGTTAGGTAAACCATATAGCCTGTCTAATCATATTCCTACTTACGGATTTTCACTTGTTAAAAAAGAGAAAATACACGAGGACTTAAGGGCGAGATTTCCAAGTAGCTTTATTTGTGGTGATACTGTTATATTCCATAAGAGTGTAATAGATAAGGTTGGTCTTTTTAATAATGATTTTTTATATACTCAAGATTATGAGATGTGGTTAAGGATGAGCAAAGAGTATGATGCATTGTGTTGCGGTGATGTTTTTATGGTGCACCATACTCATGAAAATCAGATGATGTATATTTTTGGAGAAGATCATTTTAAAACCAATAGAGCAAGAGAAGAGGTTGAGATTAAGGCTAAATATTTATGAACATAGTTATTGTTGCTAATGAGGATCCCGGTGCAGTTTTATCAACCTACTCCCGGTCTATTAATTCTTATACAGATCATTGCGCTGTATGTTTTATAGATAAAGATTCTCATGGGTATAGTGATATATCTGATGATTATGTTTTTAAAAACACTAAATTTTCTAAACCCAATAAAGAATGCTTAATCTCAAAAAAAAATCTTTTAGTCTCATCTTTAGATAGTGCTGATTTAATTATCATTAGGCACAATATTATGACCATAGGTGGTATAAGAATTATTCGCTATATGAAAAAGAGTGAGAAGCGTAAGGTTGCTATTTTTATTGATGATATTAGGTGTTTTTCTGATATGAATATTTTTGATACTTATCGTAGAGATTTTATATTCTTAACAACACAAGGAAGTATTTATCGTGCTCTCAAAAAAAGAGGTCGTGCTAATGTTTTTTTTGTACCTATTATGATACCGGAATTAGTTGGTGATAATTTTGTAACGCCTACTGATTGGATTATTCTAACTCACTCCACTCAAGATAGACAAAATAAAAATACAGAATCATTTCTTAAGATTGGCACTTATTTAATGAATGAGTATGATAATGTTGATTTTAATATTATAGAAAATTGTAGTTATGAAAATACTATCAGTGAAAAGAGAAGCTCTCATATTGGCGTAGACCATATTCATCAAGATTTTAATTACTATGGGGTTTCCTCTGTCGAGAATAGTGCATTGGGGTTAATAAATTTTGTTTATTTAGAGGGTTCCGACAGAAAAATACTACAAGATTTTTTAGAGGTAGATAGAATCCCTTGGAGGTTTGTGGAAAGTGAGGGTAAATTATACGAAGCAATATCTGCTTATGTAAGATATCCACAGGCATTATTTTATGATAGAATGATAGTTAAGAGTTGGCATGCGACATTTTGGAATAATGAAAAAATTATAAAAAAAATAGTTAAAATATTTGAGAGGATAATATGAAAATTTTATGGGTAGGAATGATTGATACTGGCGGTATGTGCTATACATATAGTAATGCTATAAACAAATATACTGATCATGAGTGCAGATTAGCTGTCTTGACCGATACAAGAGGGTTTGATAGTGATATAGTAATTAATAGACAGCTGTGGTCTAAGGATGATGGTAAAACCAGTGAAGAGAAGATAGAGGAGCTAAAAGAATTAGCATCCAAAGCAGATTATTTTATTTTTAACGCTGCTTTAGCGCCGGGATTAGCATCTCGTAAATACGAAGCGTTTGATGATACATTAGGTACCAAGTGGGGTGATATCGATTGGAATGAATATACTAAAGGGAAAAAGAAAGCAGTATTTTTCTTGGGATCGGTTTCATTAAGAGAAAATTATGATTACTATGTTAGCCTTTATAAAGATTGGCCTATTATAACTTGTCAGCCAGATATCTATAAAGAGGTTAAGGAAAGAGGTGGAGATATCCACTATGTTCCCATCTTAATCCAAAACTCTCTCGATAGATATAAAATAAATGATTTTCATGAGAATGTAACGGCGGTTACATCTCCTACTCATAAATTTTATAAGAATACTGCTGAATTCAATAGAGTGTGCCGTAGATTATCAGATAAATATAAAAATTTTAAAAAAGTGTTAATCGATAATCATGGATTTGAAGATTCCATAAAAATAAAAAAAGAAGCTGATATAGGTTTTGATCAAATGCAAGATTTAGATTACTATTGTTTATCATCAGTAGAGAATAGTGCGTTGGGGTTAATTAATTTTGTTAAACTTAGTGATTGGGCTATTGATTTTATTAAGGAATCAATTGGGTCAGACGAGTTACCTTGGGAAATAGTTCACACAGAAGAAGAATTATACGATAGGATGGAAAAATATGCCCAGAGTAAAGAGCTCTATCAAATGAGAAAAGTAAGTGCCTATCAATGGTTTCATGAATATTGGACGGATGAAAAATTAATTCATAAACTTATAGATATCATGGAGAAATAATGAAAGTATTAATTTTTTCACCACACTTGGATGATGAGGTTATATCTTGCGCTAGTTTTTTAGATAGTGTTGAGGACGTATCTATTTTTTATAGTAATATCCAACATTGTTTTGTTGATGATACTGAGGTTATGAGAGAGAATAGAGAATTAAAAAATGTAGTAGGTTGTGATACGTATTATTCTCAACATAGGCTCCATATAAATGAATTAGATACTTTAGCTATAGGCGATTTAATTAGTGAAATCGAGAGTATGATTAATATAATCAAGCCAGAGATGGTGGTATTACCCTTCCCCTCATACAATCAAGACCATCGGGTTGTCCATGATGCTGTATTAACTGCAGTAAGACCTCACGATAAAAACTTTTTTGTAAAGAAGGTTCTATTATTTGAGGGCATGGATGTTTTTGGAACAATGAGAAAGGGAGAGGGTTTTAACCCTAATTATTTTAAGCAATTAAATATGGAAAGTAAAATGAATCTTAATTCGATTTATGAATCACAACTAAGAGGACATCGCAGTTTCCATGATATGTCTGCGGTAGCTAAGGTAAGAGGTATGCAGTCTGGCTATGATTTTGCTGAGGCTTTTGAAATAGTAAGGTGGGTAGAGTGAATTATAAATTAAGGAAGCTTGATAATATTAGTGTTATGGAATTGTTGGATCCAATTGACATGGATTGTGATGTGGTTAACGGTAGCTTAAAAATATCCGGTAGTGACTATATTAAACCATTCAGTGAAGCAAGGGCGGGAGACATAACCTTTCATAAAAAAGACGACCTTATGGAGATACATAATTGTTTTGCGTCTGTAATTGTATTAAAATCATCACTAATAGAATCTGTCTCTCCTCAACAAAATCAGTGCTTTATTTTTGTTGATAATGTTAGGTTAATGTTTGTTAAATTATTAATTGAGTTAACAGAAGAGAAAGTCCCATCTTTTTCTAATAATTTTATTTGTTATGCTGGTAGTCATATTGGCCCCAATGTTCTTATAGAGAGTGGCGCAAAAATAGGTAAGAGTGTTGAGGTTATGGGTAATAATTATATTTATAAAGATGTAGAAATAGGCGATAACGTTATTATTCAACCGGGAGCGGTTATTGGTGGAGAGGGGTTCGGTCATGTATTAGACGGGGAAAAATATATAGCATTCCCTCATCTTGGAAAGGTTATTATTGAAGACGATGTTGTTATAGGAAGTAATACATGTATCGATAGGGGAACGCTTGGGTTTACTATTATTAAAAAGGGATGTAAAATAGATAACATAGTCCACATTGCTCATAATGATATTGTAGAAAAAAATTGTTTAATTACAGCGGGGTCGGTTATTGGCGGTAGTGTTACTATTGGTAATAATTCTAGAATAGGAATGGGCACTAATATTTTACAGGGAACGAAAGTAGGCAGTAGGGTTGTTTCTGGTATGGGTGCGTGTATTAATAAAGATACCAATGATAATATGTTAACATATGGTATTCCTGCTAAAGAAAAAAAAGAAGTAACGAGAAGCTTGCTGGAGGATTAATGAAAATTATTACAGTAATTGGAACAAGGCCAGAAATTATTAGATGTTCTGAAATTATTAAAAAATTAGACAAAGTGTGTGACCACATCCTAGTGGACACAAATCAAAATGATGATGATAATCTTTCTGGTATTTTTTATCGTGAATTAGGTTTAAGAGAACCAGACTATAAAATAGGAACGGATACTAAAAGCGTGGGGCATCAAATAGGCTCTAATTTTGTTGCTATTGAAAAAATTATTGAAAAAGAAAAGCCAGATAAAGCATTTTGTCCTTGCGACACCAATACTTCATTAGTTGCTTTTATTTTTGAGAGATGTAATATTCCTGTTTATCATTTAGAGGCGGGTAATAGATGTTTTGATAGAACAATTGCAGAGGAAACAAATAGGAGAGCTATTGATGCTATTTCTTCTTATAATTTACCATATACAAAATATAGTAAAGAAAATTTAGTGAAGGAGGGTATCCCTAAGAATAAGATTTTTGTTACTGGAAACCCTATGTATGAAATCATAAAAAAATACGATAGTAATATTAAGCTTTCTACTGTAATGAGAGACTATCGGTTGCTTAGTAAGCACTTTATTCTTGTTACGTGCCATAGACAGGAAACTGTTGATTATGAATATAGATTTAAAAGAGTTGTCGATGCATTAAATGAAATATCTAAGGAATATAAAATTATTTATCCGATGCACCCACGAGCAAAACAAAAATTTGAAAAATTTGGATTGTCTTTTTCTGATAATATTATTGTAACAGAGCCATTGGGTCTTTTTGATTTAATTAATCTTGAGGTCAACGCTACAATGATTATGACTGATAGTGGAACTATTCAAGAGGAGGGGTGTATTGTTGGAACTCCTAGTATTATTCTAAGAATGGTGACAGAAAGACCAGAGACCATAGAGTGCGGATCAAACATTGTGGGTGGGGTTAAAACTCAAGAAATTATTGGTGCTTTTAAATATATGAAAACAAGATTAGATTTTAAATGGGTAATTCCAGAAGAATATATGTGGGATGATGTAAGCAATAGAGTCGTTGGGTTTCTTATGAGTAAACAGTATGAGGATACAAAATGAGAGTTGTAGGTATATGTCAAGTTTACAATGAGGTCAAGAATGGTAATTTGGAAAGAGCTCTGGATTGTTATGAACAATTGTGCGATGAGATAATTATTCTAGATGATGCGTCTGACGAAGATCCTAAAGAAATTGTTTTCTCTCGTGGACACCATCTTATAAAAAATAATGTAAACAATTGGGAGCTGCAAAAAGAAACGGAGAACAAACATCTTTTATTAGAGAAAGCAAAAGAACTTGGCGCTGATTGGATTTTTAATTTTGATGCAGATGAAATTTTAGAACCATCTTTTACAAGAATGAGCATAGAGCAGTTAGCTCATATGGTAGAAGCAAATAATCTTCCCCCTAATGCCCCATCTAGATATTCATTTTGTTTTTATTGGCGCAATCTATGGTTGTCTAAGTATTGGCATAGAGTTGATGGTGGGTTGGGTCAAATAAGTCCAGTGAGACTATATAAGATATTGCCTAATGCTAAGATTGATATAGTTGAGGGGTTACATAAAAGGTTATGGCCTGAATATTGCGATATACCGACTTTACTTGATTTTAATCTTTTGCACTATAGCTCTGTTTCTCTCGATTCTTTAACAGGTAAAATTGTTAATTATTGTAAGCTAGACAAAAGATTCCCAACGGTGGAGGAAAGAAAGCAATATTATTTATATAATTTAATTAAAAATGTGAAATTAGAAAAGGGGCATCCGAGCTGGTTTGATGAAAATTCTAGAGATTACCTTTCGGAAGATTATCCAGATTTAAAAAAGATGCATCAGGAATTAATAGAAAAGGTAGAGGAAGAACTGAAATGAAAATATTTATAGACTCAATGAGTAGAAGATTTGGTGATACATTATTGGGATTACCGTTTGCTTCTATGTTTAAAACACAATACAAGGGGTGTCATATTACATATGGTACATCTCCACATGAATCCGATAGAGAGTTTTTTAAAAATATTAGTGTTATAGATGCCGTAGAAACTCAAACTATCTATAATCCTATTATTAGAGAATATGATAAGACATACGATCATATTCTGAGAGTATCTTTTGATTCAGATTTAAAGGATAATTTACATAATAAATTTTTTAACATAGATAATAAGGATGGGTGGGATAAGTGTATCAAAGCTAACCCTATTGTTTTTGAGTGTATTAAAGATAACCCTACTTTTGATGGTGATGCAAATAAACAAAACGTTGGTATATTTATCAATCTTCCTCGTAATGATTCATCATTATTAAATGAAATGGGTAGTTATCCCGTTGAGCGATGGCAAGAAGTTGTTGATATTTTACATGAGAAATATAATGTATTTGTTTTCACAAGTTCGACACAAGAAAAAGTGGAATTAAATAATTGCATTAATCTTGGTCAGCTTACCGCTACAGAGGAAGTGTTTATCATGAGTTGGATGGACGTTACCATAGGTTGTTCTTCTGGAATGATGGATATGGCTGCTATTTTTGCTCAAAAGCCATTGATTATTTTAGATACATGTGAAGAGAATGGTGATGCATGTTGGAATGGAATTCCCAATAAATGTGTTTTACCACAGAGTAGATATTTATATTTTACATCTATGTTAGAGAATGAATTTAGATCCTTTATTAAACCAGAACCTAATGCTAGATTAGTAGATTGGATGTTTAGTAGTTATCTTGAAAAACTACAGTATAATAGAAAAATGAGGGTGGTCGCTGATATAAAACCAGAGATTATTTGTGGGGAGGTGGATAGGGTTGTTAATGGTGGTATTGGTAGAGAGTGGTTTGTCGAAGGAAATATTTGTGATAACTGTAAAATAAAGAGTCTTGATATGTGCGCTTATCAATATAAGCCTTCATACAGGGGAAATGGTTATTTTAAATAAGGAGAGTGTTTATGGGTCAAAGAATTACAATGGGTACATATAGGGTTCATGATGATGATATATCTTATGTAACAAATGCTTTAAAATCAGAATATCTTTCTACGGGAAGAGAATTAAAAGAGTTCGAAAATAGTGTTGCTGAAATATGTAATAAGAGCTTTGGATTAATGGTTAATTCAGGTCAGTCAGCCTTAGAGGTTGCGCTTGAGATGGCTAAGGTTAAGCTAAATAAAGATTCATTAAGAGTTATTATTCCCGCTACCACTTACGCTGCTACCTTATGGGCTATAATAAATACTGGTTGTACTCCGGTGTTTTGTGATGTTGATGAAACTTATAATCTTGATTATTCAAAAATAAATTACTCAACAGCTTTTGCTGATGTTGTTCTTGCTGTTGATTTATGTGGAAAGGTAGCGACACCCCCTCAAGAAATCAGAGATAAATATTTTATTATAGAAGATGCGTGTGAAGCAATGGGTAATTTATCTTGTAATTATGGCGATATAATTTGTTATAGTTTTTATGTTTCGCATATTATTACCACAGGTTGTGGTGGTATGGTTTGTGTTAACGATGAGGATTTATATAAGTTTGGGGTGAGCCATATATCACATGGAAGACAGTTTGGTGGAGATTTTACTGACTATCAAGATGAATGGTCGGATAGATTTTTCTTTGATAAGGTTGGAACCTCTCTTCGTTCAAATAATCTTCTAGGGGCATTGGGTCAATCACAATTGTTGAGATTAAATGATATGATTATCTCTAGAAAAGCAAATGCCAAACGCTTAATAGATCGCTATAATCAAAGTAAGGTATTACAGGAATATTATATTTTTCCTAATGAGGAATATTTAGAAGAGTGTATATTCCAATTTTTTCCGATTGTTGTCAGGAATAAAAAAATAGATAGAGAAAAGTTATTAAAAAAATTATTCAAGGAGGGGATTGATAGTAGGGTTCTATTATCATTGACTAATCAGCCCATATTCATTGAAAAATATGGTGATATTGCTTCTAAATATGAACGATCTAATTATTACAATGATTATGGATTTATTGTTGGCTGTCACCAAGAGTTGTGTTTAGACGATATGGATTATTTAGCAAATGCACTACACCATTGTGCCACATTGATTGGAGAAAAATAATGCAAACGATAGGTGAAATAGTTGATAAGTTAACGGTTGTTAATATTAGGATATGGCATCTTTTAGATCGACAAAAAGATATATCCTTACCTGAAGGGAAAAGGCTTGATGCTGCCGATAGAGTAATGGAGTGTAACTCACAAAGAAGCGTACTAATAGAAGAATATGATGAGGCCCTTAACCTAGCGATACAGCAGGGTAGAGTGCCAATGTTTAAAAATAATAAATTATATAAGGATTAGTATGTTAAAATTAAATTTAGGTAGTGGACAATATGACCTTGTTGATTATATCAACATAGATATGGTTAAGGTTAATGATAGTGTGAAGCATGTATTAAATATTGGTAAGGATACCTTACCGTTTGATGATAATTCTGTTGGATTGGTTCTTATGTTACATATTATTGAGCGTTTAGATTTGGTAGAAATTATTTTTTGCTTAAGGGAGTGTTATAGGGTTTTAGAAAAGGGGGGGAAGATACAAATAGGTTTCCCAGAGTTTAAACAAATGAAAGACCACGAATCATCTTTTGTAATGGTTACTAATCATACAAATATTGTAGGGTCACCAGAATTACATAAAAGTATGTTAAATTTTGATATGGTAGAATGGGTATTAAAACAACTTGGGTTTATAAATATTACAATTGATAATAATTTTGATGGTCTTAGAAAAGCTAATCCATGTGAAATGAGAATCAAGGCAGAAAAATAAAGGAGAAAAAATGGCGAATATAGTAGTAACAGGTGCACTAGGAACATTGGGAGTTCCGTTAGCAAAATCTTTAGAGGCTGCAGGGCATAAAGTATTTAGAATAGACAACAGACACAGCGATTATCCGCTTTTTATCAGAGCCGATATAGGCAACTATAGAGAACTTGTTAATGCTTTTAGTGTTATTAATGGTATGCTCGGAATGCACAAAGAGGGTGGTGTCGATTATGTATATCATTTAGCTGCTGAGTTTGGTAGAATGAATGGTGAGATGTATTACGAAAAAGTATGGAATACAAATGCTATAGGTACAAAAAACATTTTAGAACTTCAAAAGGGTGGAATGTTTGACAAATTGGTATTCTTTAGTTCTAGTGAGGTGTATGGTAATGCTGATGTAGGTTCTCTTAATGAAGATGTTATGAAAAATACACCAATCATACAGCATAATGATTATGCTATTTCTAAATGGGTAAATGAAATGCAGATATTAAATCACGAGGCGATGCATAAACTTCCTGTGATGAGGATTAGACTTTTTAACGCCTATGGGCCGGGAGAGTTTTATACTCCATTCAGAAGTGTTGTTTGCTTGTTCTGTTTTAATGCTTTATCTGGTGGAAAGTATTCGGTATTTGAAGGATACCATAGAGTATTTATGTATGTTGATGATCTAATGCCTACCTTATGTAATTGTGTTGGTATGTTCAAGGCTGGTGCAGTGGTAAATATAGGCGGTGAAGAATATCGATCAGTCAAAGAACTTAGTGATATTGTTCTTACGACTTTGGGTAAGGACGATAGTATGGTAAAATACTTACCGGAGGACGTTCATAATACAGTAAATAAAAAACCAGACATCACTCTAGCTAAGGCAATGCTTAATCATAATCCAACAATAACACTTGAAGAGGGCGTCCCAAAAACAATAGAGTGGATGAAGAGCATATATGATTTTAAATAAATTAGGAGAAAAATGATTGAATTTGATAGTATAAAAGATAAACTACCTTCTCATAAAGATATGAGCCCCTATTATGAAGATTTATTCACAAGGGATAGTCAATGTGATACTGTTATTGAGTTTGGAATTCATATAGGTAATTCTACTGTTGCCATTTTATGTGCACAACCAAAGAAGTGGATTGGTTATGATCCCATTCCGATGTTGGGAGATAATGTAATGGAGTTGGTGGCCGATGGTAATACAGAATTTGTTGTTGAAAAAAAATCCTCTCTCGATGCCGATTTTGAAGAGGCTGATATGTTGTTTATCGATTCTTTACATATGTATAGTTTTTTATGTAAAGAGTTAGCCTTACACGCTCATAAGATAAAAAAATATATTGGGTTCCATGATACTAAACTTATGGCTAGGGCAAGTGCTACAGGTCAAGATAGTCATGGAACATATGTTTCTATTCCAGCTGATACCAACAAGGGTTTAATGGATGCTATTGAAGAATTTTTAGCGGATCACCCAGAGTGGGTAATAGATAAGCACAATGAGGATGGTATATGGGGTTGTTTATGGCTCAAAAGAATATAAAGAAAATATATATGGTGGTAGGGGCAAGGCCAAACTTTGTGAAGGCTGCTCCTCTCTATCATGCTTTTAAGGATTTGTATGCTGATGAGTTTGATGTAAGGGTAGTGCATACGGGACAACATTATTCAAAGCAATTGAGTAGTGATATCTTAAATGTATTAGATCTAAAAATTGATTTAGATTTAATGGTTATGTCAAGTGATAGGTGGGTATTAATAGATGCACTTACGCCAGATATGATTGACTATCATCCTGATTTAGTAATTGTTTTTGGTGATGTTAATTCCACCTTCGCTGCAGCTTGGGTTGCCCGGACACATGGATTTAAATTGGCACACGTTGAATCTGGTTTGAGATCAAAGGATTGGAAAATGCCAGAGGAAATGAACCGTTATTATGTAGATGCGGTTTCTGATGTATTGTATTGTAGTGAACAATCTGGTGTAAATAATTTAAATAATGAATTTATATTAGGAAGGAAGCGGGTGGAATATGTTGGAAATATAATGATTGATACTTTATTAAAATTTAAAGATAAAATCATAAACTCTGATAAACAATATTCATCTGGTATTCCTTATTGTGTGGCTACATTTCATCGTCCTGAAAATATTAATGATAATTTAAGAACGGTTCTTAATTTGCTATTAGATATCAACGATATAATTCCAGTTTATCTATTTGCTCATCCACGATTAATGAATAATATTCAGATATTAAGAGGGGCTAATAAGATTAATGATTATATATATAAGATTGTATATCCTGCAGCGTCATATTTAACGTTTTTGCAAAATGTATATAATTCTGATTTTGTTATTACTGATTCAGGTGGGATCCAAGAAGAGTGTGCAGCAATGTCTGTGCCATGCATTACATATAGATCCTCTACAGAGAGACCAATTACATTATTACATGGTAATGTACTTATGGGCAATAAAGAGGATACTATTAAATATATTAAAGAAAATGATTTTGAAAGAGAAGAAGATTGGAATAGTGAATTGAATAATTGTTATTGGGGCGATGGTAATACAGCTCATAGGATTATTCAAGATATTCGTCAAGAATTATTATTAGATTTACCATTTTAGGAGATTATATGAGTAAGAAGTTAACGTTCTTTTATCCTCCCGGTCAAGATAGCTTTTTAAAAGATATTATTAAGGATGCTAGGACTTATGAGGGGTTCGATATAGATACTTTTGATTTAACACCACTAATGCAGAAACTGCAGAATCCGGGTGCAGGTGATGATCAATACTACTATAGGGTATGGCGTAGCTCTGATGTCTGTTGGTTTGAGTGGGGTCATGATGTAATGAAGTTTATTACACGAGGGCCAAAGTATGCAAAGCACATTATGCGCATACATAGCTATGAAGTATTTAATGGTATACAGCATCAGATCAATTGGAACAACATAGATAAGGTCGTAGTTGTTAATGATAGTATTAAGGAAATTATTCAAAAGGGTATTCCGGGTAGCATCCGGGGGACTAATTTACCAGATGAAAAAATAGAAGTTATTTATAATGGTGTTGATGTTAATAAATTTTCGATTCCGAAAGATAAGAAATTTAATAAGAAGGTTGCCTATGTTGGCTATCTAAATCACAAGAAAGACCCCGCACTATTGATGCAGGTTTTTCAAGCGATCTATGAATATGATAATGAATTTAGTTTCCATATTGCAGGAGAACACCAAGATCCCCGGTTTGTTGTTTACTTAAAACATATTTCTGACTATCTTAACTTTCCTATTTATTTTGATGGATGGCAAAGAGATGTTCCAAAGTATCTTGCAGATAAGGATTTTGTTGTTTCTTCTTCTATTTTCGAATCATTCCAAATGTCAATGATGGAAGGTATGGCTCAAGGAGTTTTACCATTGGTTAATAACTGGTTTGGTGCTTTAAATATATATAAGAAAGAACATATTTGGACAAGCATTAAAGATTGTGTTGATATTGTTGATAAGTTTGTAGGGCTCGAAGATAAAGATTCTTATCGTCAAGGATTAAGAGACTATGTTGTTCATAACTTTTCTCTTGATATGCAATTGGGAGAAGTATCAAATCTCATTCATGGAGTTGTTGATGGGAGTTGTTAATGGGAGGTAAATGTGAAGCTACTTGTTGTAGGTGCTACAAATGGTAATATAGATCTTTATAACCAGTATGCGGAGGAGTCGAAATGTGATGCTATACTTGCCACAGGGAGTATTGGGATATACTATCGTAATGACAAAAACCTCAAAAGATCAAAACATAACGCTGGTAATTTCCATGAATACGTTTCTGGAAAAAAGAAATTTATCAGGCCAATCGTTGCTGTGCCCGGAATTAATGAAAATTTCAACTTAGTTAAGTATATATTAGATAACAAGATAGAAATTTTTAATTTTAAATTGTTAGATCAGGGTGAAAAATGCGTATTAGATATAGAGGGAGAGGCAGTTGGGATAACAGGATTAGGCAGAGGCTATAGTCCAACTAGTTATAAGATGAAGCATCTTACTGGAAATAGGAGAAGGCATTTTACAAACGATGATGTTGATAAAATTGGAAGGGAAACAAATATCCTTTTGATGCATGAGTTACCTAGCCCATCGGTTAGGAAAAATGTAGAGTTCAGTGATGATACATTAACCATGTTCAATGATACTTTAGCCTTCTATGCTTTTACGGGACATTACGAAAGATGGTTTAATATAATGTGGCCAAAGGTATTTAGACATATAGCTTTAGTGTCTCTTCCAAAGTTAAATACTAATGCTTATGGTGTTTTAGATACAAAAACATGGAATTTTACAGGTAATGATATATTAAGAAATGAATAAAGAAATACAAGAAAAAAGAATAAAATTAAGAAAGAAATTAAACAATGCTTACGAGCCATTAATTAAAAGCTTTCTTGAATTACAGAGTAGTATTAAAGAAGCCGTTAAAAGCTTAAAGAGATTAAGCGAGGAGAATTAATATGAAGTTTGATTACATTGTATTCGTTGGAAGGTTTCAACCATTCCACAGTGGGCAGATTACAAAATTTACAGATGAAGGTGATATAAATGACGCTCAGTGATAATGCAATAGAAGTTTTAAAAAGAAGATATTTTATAAAAGATAAAGACGGCAAGTGTATAGAAGATTGGGATGGCTTATGTCAGAGAGTTTCCAATGCCATTGCAAAAGATGAGCCAGTAAAGTGTAGGAAAAAATGGGCAAAGAAATATTATGAATTATTATATGATCTTAAGTTCTTACCCAATAGCCCTACACTAATGAACGCAGGACGTAAAATTGGACAATTAAGTGGATGTTTTGTTTTACCTATAGAAGATTCTATGGAGTCTATTTTTGATGCAGTTAAGAACGCTGCATTAGTACACCAATCAGGCGGTGGAACTGGATTTTCATTCTCTAGATTAAGACCAAGTGATTCTGTTGTTGGCAGTACATATGGTGTAGCATCTGGCCCGATTTCTTTTATGAAAGTAATTAATGAAGCAACCGAACAGGTAAAGCAAGGTGGTACACGTAGAGGAGCGAACATGGGAATTTTACGATGTTTAGGTGGGAAAACAAAAGTTAACACTATTAATGGTAAAATACCCATTGAGGAATTAGAAAATAAAAAGGCTTATGTATATTGTTATGATTTTAAAAACAAAGAAGTTGCCATTAGAGAAGCTAATTTTTTTAAGAGTGACCATAAAGAGGTATATAAGATTACTTTAGATAATGATGATATTATATATTCTACGGATGATCATTTGTTTTTAACTTCCGATAACAATTATAAACAACTTAAGGATTTAAGAATTGGAAGCAGTCTCAAAGCATTGCATAAAGTAATGCAAAATGGTAGAATTTCTATTGGTAGCACCTTTGAAGAAAATAATAGAGATGAATCTGTTATTATCGGTGAAATGATTATCAGAAGAAAGCTAAAAACATTAACAAATAATGGTAAAAGAGGTAAAAACGATGAATTTGTCCATCATATTGATGGTGATTGTTTGAATAATAATCCTAATAATTTGCAAGTTTTAACTCTTTCTGAGCATGCTAAAAAACATTGTGGTATTATTAAAAAACACCAAAAAAGGATTGCCAATGAAAGAAGAGGTAAAACCTTAGAGGATGTTTATGGTAAAGAAAAAGCAGACCAATGGAAAGAAAAAATGAAAATAGCTGCAAGGAAAAAGAAAAAAGATGTTTGGAATAAAGGGCTAGGGGGAAGTGATTACAAAAAACATTATAGGGATGGTTTTAAGAACCAATTTAATAGTAACCATAAAATAAGAAAAATTGAAAAATTTGGATTTGAAGATGTTTATGATGCTCATGTTCCTGATTTTCATAATTTTGCTGTAGAAAATATTTTTGTTCATAATTGTGATCATCCAGATGTTTTAGAGTTTATTAATTGTAAGCAAGATCTTACTAAATTAAATAACTTTAATATTTCTGTGGCAATTACTGATAAATTTATGAAAGCACTTAAAGATAGTGAGAATTATGATTTAGTGGATCCTCGTGATGGTAAAAAGTGTGGTACACTATCGTCAAAAACTGTAATGGATAATATTGTTAAAAATGCTTACGAAACCGGAGAGCCGGGTATATTTTTTATAGATACGGCTAATAAAAAGAATAAAAATATATTATATGAGTCTACTAATCCATGCGGGGAGCAGCCTCTACCACCTAATGATTCATGTAATTTATGTAGTATTAATTTGAATGAATACCTAACGGAAGAGCTTAATATCAATTGGTTAGAGTTGGAAAAAGACTTAAGGGTTATAGTCAGATTCATGGATAGTGTTATCAGTGTTAATAAATACCCATTACCTCAAATACAAAAACAAACACTACACTCACGTAGAATTGGTATTGGTGTTATGGGTTTTGCTGATATACTTATTAAAATGGGTATTAGGTATGGTTCCGAGGAATCATTTGAAGTTGCTGAACGTATTATGGAATTCATTAGTGTTAAATCTTTAAAATTTAGTAAGGCTCTTGGAAAACAAAGGGGGTATTGTGGATCGGATAAGACAAGAAGAAATTCATGTGTAACTACAATAGCTCCTACCGGAACTCTTTCTATTATAGCTAATGTATCATCTGGATGTGAGCCACTGTTTGCTATAGGGTATATGAGAACATGTATGGACGATACAAAGATGCCTGTTTTCAGTGAATATTTTGAATCAAATGAAAATATAATAAAGTTAGAAAAGGATGGGTTACGTTTTGATTCTGAATTAAGGGATAAAATTTGTGAGACAGGGAGTATCCAAAAAATTAAGGGGATACCAGAGGAAGTTAAAAATGTTTTTGTAACAGCAATGGATATAGACCCATTAGACCACGTTAGAATGCAAGCGTCTTTTCAAAAATTTGTCGATAGCGGTGTAAGTAAGACCATTAATCTACCAAAGAATGCTACTCAAAAAAGTATTAGAGAGGCTTATATTTTAGCTTATGAATTAGGGTGTAAGGGTATAACCGTTTATCGTGATGGTAGCCGACCTCATCAGGTTTTATCTACAACAAAAAAGGAAGATAAAAAAGAAACCAAGCTAAGGTATAGATCTAATATTACGAATGGTACAACTGAGAAAATTCAAACCAATAGTGGTAAGGTTTATCTAACAATTAATAAGAATAGTTTAGAGGATGATGAGCCTATTGAAGTTTTTGTTAATATAGATGCTGATGCCGATGTTAAGATGCACTATACAGCTATAGGGAAGTTGATCTCTAATGCTCTAAAACATAAGGTTGATGTCAGTGTAATAGTAAAGGCCCTTAAGGGAATAGAGGGTAATGGTGCATTATTTCATGCTGGTAAAAAATATAGTTCTGTGATAGATTTGATAGCAAATAGATTAGAAGAGCACTATAAAAAAGAAAAGACAGAAGAAGAAAAGAAACAAATAATATGTCCATCATGTACAAAAAACTCACTTGTTTATGCGGAGAGATGTTGGAAGTGTACAACGTGTGGATATTCAAAATGCTAGGAGGATAATATGGAATGGTTAAAAATGATAGCAGCGAGCGCTATTGGAGCACTAATAATGCTTATTGTCATGGGTGCATTCTATCAGGCTAACTTTCAGGATGCCGTAGATGTTATTACTGCACCAGATATTGTGGTTATAGAAGAGTCCCCTCAAGAGCTTTTGACTGCAAGTAGAATGTCTCTCACTGAGGAGGGGTTATCTGGAGATATCAATAGAGATGGCCGATTAAGTATTATGGATGTCATTACTATGATAAACTTATATGTTCCTGTTTATAATGGAGACTTTAATGCTAATGGTTATATCGATAGATCTGATATAGATAGTTTAGTGAAGAAAGTTTATCCTCAAACAGTAACAGGTAGTGGTGATGGTCAATAAAAAACAGATCTTTAAGGATAGTTTCAATGTAGTAAAAAAAGCCGAGGATTCTCCCTTTGATGATTACGATGCAACAATCGATCAGAAGTTAGTTGGCAATGCACTAAGAGAGAGGTTGAGCCAAGTTCTTTCTTTGTATTCTACTGTTGCCAAAAAGGTAGCTTGGTATACTCACCTTGAAAAGGCATCGGGGTTAGCCAAGAAAAGTATTAAAGATCAAGCATTCAGTGAGTTGAGTAAAAAGGAAGAATACAAATCGCTTTCTATTACAAAAAGAAATGAGTTATCAGAGGGTTACAAAATTAAGATAGGCAATAAAGAAACATCTTTTTATGAAGAGGGTTATAATGAATTAGTTTTAGGATATCATACATCGATAGGTAAGTCTAAGTTAAGAGAAATAGAGAAAAGTATAGACGTAGCTAGAAGTATGTTATCTTGGGATAAACAAGCAATTCAGGGAGGTATTTAATGAAAGCAGGGGATCATTCAATAATTATGATCGTATCATCTTTGGTTGGGATTTACTTCTTAGGGTTCCATCCTGTTTTTATGAGTTTGATAGTAATTTTTAGTATGTTATATGTTTATAATTTTGTAAATGGTATTAGGGTTATGAATATAGATGTTAAGATGAGAGAAGAGGACAGTAAAAATTATTGGCAGATGGTAAACGCTCATCCTGATATTATGAAAACTTTATTGGGTAATAAAATGGGGTTTAACTAAATGAAAAAGTTGTTTGATAAATTAAAGAGCCTTAGCGGTAAGATGGGTTTAATAAATATTCTCGCTGCTATTGCTCTTGCTATTATGTTTATTTTTGGCGGTAATGGTAATGGGATCATAGATACCACTGGCCATATAGACACAGTTTATGTAAATGTTTCTGAAATTGTATATGACACCATTATTGTATTGGATACTGTGAATTACCATGAAGAGATATTTAAATATGATACACTTACCGATACTATTATTAATGATAGTATTATATACGTTGAAAAATTAGTGAGGCCGTTACCATTTAGCGTTACGGGGGATGATAAATCTAATGTATTTGTAGACGTTAGTAGTACATATTATTTTCCAGAGAATAAATTTATTTTTGAATACAAGGGGAAGTTAAATATTAGCGCTATTGACAATAGGATTCGTATGTATACTGGAGTTGGGTATTTCAATAAGACAGCTTATGTAGAGAGTAATATAAGTGTTAATAAATACATTATAGGGCTCACTTACTCAACCAAACACAAGGGTATGTATTTAGGGTATAGGGTATTTTAATATGTATGAGGCGTTAATTTTATTGACTGATTTATATCAATCAGCGAAGAAGAATATTAAGAATGATTTTGTTGATATAAAAAAAGCAAAAGAGCTTAAGGGATATTTACATAGCGTTCCATTGTGGATATTTAATTGCGTTTGGCAAATGGTATTTTTATATGAGTGGTCTGCCCATGTGATAAAATATTTTGATAGACTTGGTATTATTGAAATATTTTTCCCACATGTGTATTATTTAAAAAGTGTTCCTCAAAATAAGAGGGATGTATTTGATGCGTTTGATCATACACTCAAGGTGTTAAATGAGGTTGATAAATTGTTTCCAAAAGATAGGGATATGAAAATAGCTGCCCTATATCATGACACTGGTAAATACCAGACATGGATTATTAATAAAACATTTCATAAACATGAGATTGAAAGTGTAGAGTGTTTTAATGTTATGTATAAAAAACTACAACTAGAACCAAATTATCATATACATATTGTAGATAATGCTGATAGGGTTAGGAACGTTATAATGAATCATATGCACCCATTGCAATATCAAAGGAATCCAAACTGGACTGATAGTGCAGTAAGAAGATTTGATGAGCGTTGTAATGGTTTTACGGAAGACGTTATTAATTTTGCTATATGTGATAAGTTGGCTCATCATAATTGTTATATAGATGAGCTACATGAGTTAATGGACAGGGTTTTAAAATTAAGGAGAGAAGATGAAGTGTGATTATTGTAATGATGAACTTAGGGAAAAAGAAGAGTATAGTACAATTATTATGGAGCAGTCAAGATTCTTTTTCGAAAAGGAAGAATTAAAAACAAAGAAAATAAAAATTACAAATATTATGTGTCGTAATTGTTCATCTAATTTTTGTGGTGTTTTTAATGATTGGTATTTCGAAGGTTCAAAACATAAACAGGAACAAAAAGCAATATCAGAAGGAAGGGAAGAATAATGTTAGCACAAGGAAAAACATTAGAGAAGACATCTTATGAACCAAAAAAAGATATAATAAATAAAACATTTGGTGCTAAATTTGAAGTTAGTATGGAAGATAATAGCGCTAAGACAACAAAACCAAAATCATTACACCAAACAGAAATTAAACTTCCAATACAAACTAGGGGATTTAGGGATATTACAGAGAGAATGTATCAAGTGCACCTAAAGAAAAACAAAGACTATTCACCCGCTAATATTATTGTCACTGGTCTTCCCGGAGTAATGGTGCGCATGTGGGATAAGATGGCGAGAATGTTTAATCTAATGGGTGTATCATTTCCATCGATGGCTAAAGAAGTGCAAATAGCCAGAGAGGAAGCAATGGCTGCTTTCGATGATATTAACTCAGAAACGCACGTTGGGTGTTCAATAGATGCTGCTAGAGAAATGGTCAATAAGGTTTTTGATAAATTGGAAACTAAAATATCAATGGACTTCTCTAAGATTAAAACTCCTGATCCAGAAAATGAGCCATTCATTGATGCATTCGAAGACATGGCAGTATATGCAATAATAGGTATGTTAGTCCAAGAGGGCAAATGGGGTAAATAATTTTACTAAGACCAAAAATGATCAAGTGTGTTGCTAACCGAAAGAGAGCAATAGCTTTAGACGGTAGGTGTATGTATTGTGGAGAGCTAGTTAATCTCACACCACATCACATTATAACTCGTAGTGATGATATTGGTAATATTTTAACCCTTTGCTTTACGTGCCATATGATAATACATAATGGATACAAGACAGACGATGGAAAGTTTCATGGTGAGTATACTATTGTATTAGATATACTCAGGGGTCTAAAAGACAAAGAGTATTTTAGATGGGGAGAAGTTTACAATATTTTGGAGATGAAATATGGAAGCGGTGTTTAATACAAAAGACGTTAATAGGGGATCTAAATTTCTTGGATCTGCTCTCAGTAAGGGTAGTAGAGATCATCATAAATTTGCTCTATTAACTACGGGTAAGGATTTTGTAACTATTGTTATCTGCAATGATTTCTTTGCAGTTAAATTAATTGTTAGCGCTTATGTTAAAAAAGAAGGAAGAGTGTGTATTGATGCTGAATCATTTATGAATATCATTAGGACATCATCTGGTGAGTGTAATATAAAAGAAAATAAAGAAAATGTATCAATGAAATTATCTGGTGGTAAATACGAGTTAACATCGATAGGCATAAATTCTTTTATGAAAAATGTCGGTGACATTTCTTTTGAAGCTAATGTTTCTAAAAGAGAGACAGTAGATACTGATTATTTAAAATATAAAATAGGTGCAGTTTCTCATTGTTTGTCTAATGATTTTTCTATCCCTGCTTTGCAGAATATATTTATCCATAAACAATATATGATAGGGTGCAATGGTAGTTATGGTGCATTTACAAAATTAAACTTTAATGTTTTGAATGGTGCGATGCTAAATAAGAACGTCTTATCTTGTATTAATAATGTTATTGATGATGAGATAACGTTATTCATTAGTGATAGTAAGTTTCATGGTAAGAGTGAGTCGATGGAATTCATCTGCTTTATGAGTGACGATGAATATCCTATAGATAATATATTAAAAATAGTTAACGGGTTGAAAAAAGTTAAGGCAAATAAAAAAGGTTCTCATGTAAACTTCAGTGTAGAAAAAATAACTGAAGCTTTATGTCGTTTGGTAAGTATAAGTGATAAGCAGTATACAGGTATTAAGATTAGTTTTTTAAAGAAATTTTTAAAAATAAAAAATGAAGCTTATTATGGTAATCAAACAAATGGATCAGAAACAGTTTTTCTTAATGGAAAGCCTATGGAACCTATGGAGATAACAACAGAAGGAAGGATGCTATTAAGAATGATTAGTGTTTTTAATGAAAAGATAAATTGGGATAATGAAGATGATCAGGGAATCCAATATCTTTCAGATGAAGAAACATTACAATTTTTTAAGCCTTTATTATAATGGAAAATATTGATTTTGATAAATTGTTCAAAAAGCACAATGCTTTAATAGATAATTATAAGAGAAAATACGGAGCAAGACAGGGGTATGATGATTATAAGCAAAAGCTTATGGTCTTATTGTGGACGTATATTAGAGATAATTATGATAGTAATTATGATCTAGATACATTCTTTTGTTCTAGTATTAAATATTTAGCTATTAGGGTTGCCTATGAGCGTAATAGGCAGAATAATTTTGAGGAATCATTTTGTTATTTAGACGATTGCGATGCTAATAAGTTAATAAATCCAGAGAATAGTAAAATTTTCGAAATTATAGAAGGAAGCCTTAGTGATAAAGAAAAAAAGATAGTCTATTCTCTTGACCTGTATTCAGTTGGTGATAAAATTGTATACAAGAAAATCGCAAAAAGACTTGGGATGAGTGAGCGCATGTTTTATTATTATATTGGTAAAATAAGGAGAGTATTGGCTGAAAAGTTAAAATATAAACCAAAGTAAGCTATTTTTTGTAGTTTTTCGTTAAAAAGGCTGTATGTATATTAGATACATATGGTCTTTTTTTTATTGGAGGATTTATGAAGGGTGGTTCACTTAGAGGTTCGGCAAAAATAATTGCTATTGAAATATCAGAAGAAGAAAGAAAGCGTTGGGAAGCGGTTCTTTTTGATTACTATAAAGAAGCCGGGGAGATTGGTGGGAAAAGGGAGATCAACGCTATTATTCGAAAAAGATTAGATGAATGCCTAAAAGGTTGGCAAAGGGCTCCCAGAGAATTTAGTAAAAGAGTATCGAGAAAAACTGGATACAACGAAAAAGGATTCGGTAAGAAAAAAGGTTGGGATCAGAAGTTACAGAAAAAAATTGAAAAAATGGAAACCGATAATGATATCGTTGATGAATGCGGTTTTGATATCCCATCTACCTTAAGTAAGGAAGAAAAATTATGGTGGGCAAAGCGTAAGAAGATTTATACGGACGAGTTTGAATTTAATGATAGCTCTGACTATGGTTTATTACAACAGCTTCTTGTTGAAGAATTAACACAACAAAAAATAGCTATAAGGCAATTAGCATCACCACTTAATTTAGACTATAGCAAGGTGTCTACTGAGAACCTCAAGCGTCTAAATGATCTACAGGTGAAGTTAGGTATCACTCGGCAGCAGAGAGCAGATGAGATTGAGGATACGGACGGAAATATAGCAAAAATATCAGTAGAGTTAGACGCAAAAACAAAAGGAATTGATAAGATTGAACTTGAAGAGCGTAAAGAAGAAGAAGAGATGATGAAGGAAAAGAATATGCGCCCCCCTGTTAATCAACTTCCCCCTCGTGAAAAAGTTGTGGCTCTATTGGGAATTAGTGAGGATGGATCTAGTATTGATGCTGTTGAGAATAAGGATCTTGATATTAGTCAAGAGATGGAAAAAATGCACTATGAGCAAATTAAGGACAGAGAAAAACAACCGAGTGTAGGATAATGGCGAAAATAAAAACAAAGGCAAGATTAACAAAAAAAGAAAAACAGGGCTATACAGATAATGAGAAGCTCGTTTTATTCTGGAGAGCTCACCCCGTCCAAGCAGCTAAGGATATTTTTAATGTTGAATTAGTTTGGTATCAAAGAATATGTATACTAATGATGTGGCGATTAAGATTCTTTTTATTGTTAATGGGTAGAGGGATTGGTAAAACTTGGTTGAGTGCACTTGTGGTATCATTATACGCAATGCTATATCCAAAAACTAAAATTGGTATTATTGCTCCAGTTTTGAGGCAAGCAAGCTTTCTATTTGATTATATAGCTGATTTCTATCATGATTGCCCTATGTTTAGGACATCTGTTAGAAAACTTAGTCGTAGTATGAATAGAGAGTATATTGAGTTTAAAAATGGTTCATTTATTGAGGGTCTTCCTCTTGGTGATGGTAGTAAGGTTAGGGGTAGGCGTTATAATTTTATTGTTGTTGATGAGTATGCTCAAGTTCCAGAGGAAATATTAAAATTAGTTGTTAACCCTATGATGAACATTAAACGTAGGGGTATTGAGAATAAGCTTGTTATAGGTGGCACTGCATACTATCCTTGGAACCATTATTATAAACAATATTTATTATTCAATGTAATGTCTGAGCTAAGGCCAGACTTATATGGTTTTGTTGAGTTTGACTATGAAGACCTAATGATTGTAAAAGATCCACCATATCAGATAGATGAAAAAAACCTAGAGATGTTAAAGGCGAACTCAACAGTTGATGAGTTCTTAATGGAAAATAAATGTTTATTCCCGATTGAAAGTTCTGGTTTCTTTTCCGCAAAGCTCATTGATGGTTGTACTCCCACTAGTAATGAGGGGTCTCCAGTTGAGTTAATTGGTAATAGTATTTTTAAATATGTATTAGGTATTGACGCTGCTCGTGTTGAGGGTGGAGATAATTTTGTTATTCAGATACTCAGACTAAAGGGTAGACAAAAAAGATTAGTGAGAACTATTACTTTAAATGGTGTAGCTTATCCAGATATGGTTGAGACAATCAGGAATGTTTGTTTAAATTATAATGTTGTTAGGATACATATGGATTCTCAGGGTGGCGGTATGGCTATATATGATTTACTTGTACTTCCTTGGACTCACCCTATTGATGGTAAAACAATGTTACCTATTTTTGATATGGACGATAAAAAATATATAGATGCTGAAGGATTACACTATCTAAGATTAATTAGCCCTACAAGACCTATTAACAATGACTTGTTTCATGGACTAAAGGCTGAGATGGAACACGAAAGATTGTTATTCCCGATTACAAGAAGAAGAGATGCAGATAGAGTAGTTGAAAAAGCTTTAAACGATTTAAACCAAACTAAACAAGAATTATTAATGCTGGTAGCAGAGGGTAAGGGAATGTATTTTACATTTGATGCTCCTGCTGGACGCAAAAAAGATAGAGCAGTTGCCTTAGCTTTAGCTAATAATGCTGCGAAAGATTATTTGAGTATTCCAGAGGTGACTACTCGACAACTTGCCGTTGGCGGTTGGGCTTAATAAGGAGGTAAAATGATTGTATCTACACAAGAAGTGCAAAATACAAGTAAACAGGAATTGGCGGTAGGGATGAGGGTTCCCAATACCGTTAAAGATCCTTTAAATTATTTGCGTGATGCAAAGGAATATGATAAAACAGATGGTAATATCAAAAAGCAAATGGAGCTATGCAATTTACTATATAGGTATGAAGGTATTATAGGTAATGCTGTCGATGTTTTAGCTGAGTTTGCTGTTACTGATACTTGGGCAGAGCCAACTGGTGATAAAAGGTTAGATAAGATTTTAAAACATTTTAATGAAAACATAAATGATAATTCAAACTCTACCATGAGTGGTGTTTATCATTTATTAGAAAAATTTTATTTAGAATATATTATCAATGGTAATGTTTTCCCATATAACTATTGGGAAAATGTAAAAGTTCCAGATGTTGGTGATGTTGCATTACCTCGTTCAATAACTATGTTGAACCCACAGTATATTCGTATTCCAGAAGAATCTGTTGCATTTGGTCAAGAGATTATTTATTTCCAACCAGACATAAGTATAGTAAGTGCCATTAGATCTGATGGTAGAAGTAATCCAGAGTCAATGCATATTAAAAAAGCGTTACCACCATCTATCGTTAGAAAAATTAAGAATGGTAGGATGGGCTGCGCTGATATACCATTAGATTCAAGATATATACGACACATAAAAAGAAAAGCAAAAGATTATAAAGCATGGGGTATCCCACTATTAACAAGAACATTCTCTGCTATAGCTATTATTAAAAAGTTAAGAAGGTTAGATGAGGCAACTATTGAGGGGTTGGTTAACTTACTTACTATTTTTAAATTAGGTACAGATGAGTTCCCAGCTGGCCCCGCTCGTTTATCTGAGCTCAGGGGAGTGTTAGCTGACGCTAAAGCGTCCACTATGTTAGTATGGCCTCATGATGTTGATGTGCTGCAAACTGGCCCTGATGGTAAAGTATTAGCATTTAAGGATAAATATGTTGAAGCTTATAAGGAATTAAAAAGGGCACTTGGTGTTGTTCCCGGATTACTTGGTGAAGATGCTAAGGTAGATTATGAGGATCTTTTAGCTATGATTGAGCGTTTAGAAACAATGAGGACTGTTGGTAAGAAATGGTTGAATGATATTTATCGACAAATTGCGCTTGAGAATTCTGTAAATAAATATCCTAAATCTAAAATGGCTAGAATGAACTTGTATGATGCAGATAGTATTAAAAACCATGTTGTTAATTTCTATGACAGAGGATTAATCGATCCTAAGACTGCACTTACTGAAGCTGGGTATAATTTTGATGCTATTTTAGCCTCCAAAAAAGAAGTTAAGCATCTTGTTGAAAGAGGTGACTTTGCTCCCCCTGCCTTACCCTTTAGCTCTCAGGACGATTCAAGAACTGGTGATAAACCTGATCCTGATAAAAAGAATCCGGGTAAACCAAAAATTGAACAAGATGTAAATTTAAAAAATAAAACCAATAAAAAGAAATAGGAGGTACAGTGGAACAAAGGCAGAGCAATATAAATAAATTAAAAACTATACTTGAAAGAGATAGTGATTATATACTTGCTGGTAGCTGGAAAGTTAGGCCATTAAATCTTATTGATACAATAGGGTTGTGTCAAGTTTTCGAGTGTGTTGATAATGATGGTAAAGAGACACCAATGGAAGGGCACATGCACGTAAATAGCAAGGAAATTTTTTATCAATTAGTAGGACACTCTACTTTTGATGATGGTACAGTTTTAAGCTCTGGTGATTCTAAAATTATTCTACCTAATCAATTGCATTCTGTGAAAATATCAAAAGGTGGAAAGGTAATATTAATTATTCACCCACCCGAAGTATTATATACAACGGAGGGTGGAAATGACAATAGAGCAACTTGAGCAAAATGTTATAAAAATTAAAAGTATGTGTGATTCTATGACGCTTCAGTTGAGTATGATTAATCCTAGTAGTTTATTGGAGTTTAAGGGTATTGTTGTCCATACATTAGAGGATGTAGATAGGGATATTATAAAATTACAAAAAGAATTACAACGTGCATGTGATACTAATGAAAATAGAATTAATGATGTTAAGGATAGAATAATAACTGGATGCGAAGATGTTAACGTAAAATCTAGTGATAGAGCTAAACTTTTACATATAAAAGTTGATAAAACACTTTCCAATATATCAGATATTAAGGGCGATTTCAGGGAGATAAAAACAAAGGTTGCTATCTATGCTTTAATTGGGGCTTTTACTTTATCTATCATTATTAATTTAATTATTCCATATATTTTAAAATCTATTGGTGGATGAAAAATGGATATTATTCTATTGGTATGTAATAAATTAACGGCAATTGTTTAGTAAAGAAAAATTGGTGATAAAAAAGTTTTTTGTGAAAAAAATGTTATGTTTTTTAAAAAAATGCTGTATGTATAATAGAAGCAAAGGATTATGGTGGTTAAATAATGTTTGATATTAATAATATAAGTTTTATAACTTCGGGTGCTGTTTCAGTATTTGAAGAACCTATGGATGAAGCATCTCAGGCTATTGCAAAAAAGATTACTAAGGATTTAATGTATATTAAATTTGAGCTATTACACGCTAACATAAATAGGAATAAGGATAATTTTCAAACGGAAGAATTAATGGCTGCCGTTGATACAATTGTTGATAAGCCTATCAATTGGGAACACAGGCCAAGCGAAATCATAGGCCACATATATAATAGCGAATATATTCCTTTTAAAGAAGACGGAGCTGATGCATCATCTGTCGATACAGAAACTGATAAGATTGTTTGTGAGGGTGTTATTTATAAATATAAGTTACCTCAAAGAGCAAAAGAGATTCAAGCACGACATCAGAAGCGTGATCTTTTCTTTTCTATGGAGACATACTTCGATAAAGCTGAGTGCTCTGTATGTGGAAAAAAATTCGAAAGCGACCGAGACTATTGTTCTCATTTATCAAATCGTTTTAGAAGTGGTGCTGAGGGTAGTAGAATTTTAAGGGGTCTTTTATTTGGTGGTGCAGGTTGTGTTGAGCATCCTGCTGATGATGCAAAAGGGTTAGTGTTAGCCAATCAAAAGAAACACATTATTTCAAGTTTAATCGATGTTTTTGGTAGTAATTTTACAGAAGAAGAATATTTAAGATTCATGAGGGAGATGAAGTAAATGGCAAACACAATGCAATACAAAATTAATTCTGACGATACTTATATTACTTTAGGATTTTCAAGTGTTACTGGTCAGCCTGATATAAATTTTTATTGTCATGATGATGTTATTGAGGGTAGATCAACTTGTAAACTATCGACATGTAATCCAAGTGATCAAAAAGAAAGAGCGATAGGTATGTTTACATCCCAAAATACTTGGCTTTATTCTATTTATGATTGGAAGACTGATGATGCATGGCCCCTAGCTACTATCCAAAGTATTAGTTTTGATGTAAGAGCTAAATATGATAGTGATAGTTGGGATGATGCATATATGATGTTAGAGGTTTACTCTGGATCAACGGCTGCTGCTAGTAGTGCTCCAATAAGTATTACCGATATTTTTGCTGACTATCATGTTTATATACCAAACGTTAATATATATTCAAATAGTGCATTGGGGTTAAAATTTAAAGGTATGTATCAGCAGGTTTCCTCTGCTAGTGCTTAATGGGAGAAATTATGGATATTAAACAAATTAAAAAAGAATTATTATCTACTGCACCTAGAATAGATAGTACAGACATAGGATTATTTGCTGATGCAACTAACTTAGTTTGTCCTTTGGATACAGAAGATAATATTGTCGCATCTGTAGATTATATACTAGGATCTGATGCAAAGAAAATATATGATTCTAATGATAGATTGTATATGTTAAAAAAAGTGTTAAATGCTTCACAAAAGTTTAACAATGAAGAATTAATAGAAAGAATAACAAAGCTCTCGGAAGGAGGGGAGAATAGTATGCCAAAAGTTTATACCGAAGAAGAATTACAAGCTGAGGTACAGAAACAAGTAGCCGATAAGGTACAAGAAGAGGTTGCTAAAATTTCTAAGGATGGCGAACTTACTAAACTGAACAAACAGATTGAAGGTTTAGAGGCTAGTCTAACAAAAGCTGATGAAGAAAAGAAAGCTGCTGAAAAAATAGTAGAGACTGTCAAGGCAGAGAAAGAAGCTATTGAAAAAGCTCAAGCAGATAAAGAATTGTCCGAAGCTCGAATGAAAGAAATGATCGAAGCTGGTTATGTATTTGATAAAACAGCTGACATTGTTTTAGAATCTTTCAAAAATATGAATGACGAACAGTTCGCTAATTTTAAGGATATTATCAAGGATACAAAAGCAGAAGTTAAAGCAGATGCTGATGTAAAAAAAGATGATAAAGACGATGCAACAGATAAAGATGCTAAGGCACACTTGGTTGCAGATTCTAAACCAGTTATTAATAATACTGGTGATGAAGATGTAAAACCAATGTTCACATCTTTTGATAAAATTTTTATAAAAGATAAGAAATAATAAGTGAGGTGAAAATTATATGTTAGAAGTAAAAATTCCGGGAATGCGTAATGGTCATATGTATAAAGCTGGTGAAAGCCTAACCAAAGGTACAATTGGTTTTATTAATGGTGTTGATACTAATGGGTATCTTTTAATTAAGAAACCTCGTAGTTTGATTCAATCTATTATGTCAGTTTACCCGTTTAATGAAATCCTATATAAGGAAGATGGTAGTGATACTGCATCTGCTCAAGAGACTATCTCAAGTGGTGAGAGATTAATTGTTTTTGAAAATGGTGGAGAGTATGTAACGGATAAATTCGTTCACACTGCTATCGGTTCGACCGCTGCTCCGTCAGCTTTCTTCTGGGATACGGCTGCGAATATCACAGATACAGCTACCTATACTAAAACACTTGGTATCGGTGGATTACCGCTGGTTGTATGTTATGCATCTGGCAAAGAGGGATACTTAACAGCTACAGCTGGTGGTAGTATTGCAAGACTTAATAAGAATATCATGGCTACAAGAGTATACGATGGTATGTATGCCCCGAATGCACGTTTAGCTTTTAGGATCTTCCCACAAGCTAGAGCATTTAGAGGACAATACATTGCTAGTGCTATGGGTGCTACTGCTTATGCACCTAGAGAAGAAACATTCGCAAGTGCTGTCGGATATTTTTAGAGAATAATTAATCAATCTTAAGGAGGTTGTTATATGGACTTGAAGGATAGAGAAGCTCTAGCCAAAGAATTTGGCCAAGAGTTCCAAGAAATGTGGCAAACATCTGCTGGCAGAGATGCTATGGCAGAAAAAATTGTCAAATATATCCGTCTTGACGTAGAACTGCAAGACCTTAGTGGATTAGTACTGGACAAAGATTATTTTGCATTAGGACAGACTCCTGAGTATATCCTAAGAGAAAAATTAAGAGCCTACTGGCATGCGCCGGGTTCTTATGCTCCACGTACACAAATGATCCAAAGGGCTTTCACTGTTCCTACTGATATGATTTCATGCCATCCAGAGTATGAAATTGGACAATTAAAAGCTGGTCGCTATGGTAGCATAGCTGATCAAATGACAGCAGCTAGAGATGAAATTCTTGGGCAAATTAATGCTCTAGTATTTAATACTTTGGTTGCGTCAGTTCCTGCAACTGGAGATAATTACTCTAGTGTGAGTGGAACCAAACTAACTAAAGCTGCGTTGGACGCTGCCCTTAATTGGGTAAATGACCAACCCGGTGGAGCTAAAGCAATTATCGGACGTAGAAGTAAGATGGATGCAATTAGCGATTTTAATGCTACTGTTGGTACTTATTCAGATAAGACATTGGATGAAATTATGAGAACTGGTGTTATCACAGTATATCGTGGTGTTCCTGTTATTGGTTTACCTCAATATTACGATGGTCAACACATGCCTACAATTGATCCTGATGAAGTTCTGGTAGTCGGAAATAGTGTTGGTAAATTTGTTGTTACTGAAGATATTCAGCAAATGGCTGATATAGATGTTGATGATTTAATGTGGCACATGCATGTTTGGACAAGGGTAGGCTGTGCGGTCTTCCATCCAGAAAATATGTATCGTATTAATTTAGCAGCGTAGTGATTAAATGAGAAGGGGTAACCCTTCTCGCCATTATAAGGAGAGGAAAAAATGGCTAAGAATACAAAGAAAAAAACAGCAGCAATGGTTGCTGATAAAAAAGTTGCGGAGCAAGAGAAAGTGGACTTAGAATCTGGTGGAAAAAGAAAAATTTTAATGCCAATTGCTACTGGTAGTAAATTTATTTCTGAAGATGGTGTAATGTTTGAGGAGAAGACTTTTCATACATTCAAATCTAGAATGAGGGGTCTACTTTTTTATAAGGGTGATGATGGTAGTGATAAAAAAATTGAAGGTCTTGCTATTAGAGATGATGTAACCCCTAGAGAGAGGGATGATATCATGAAAAGTAAGGCATATAAAGAAGGGCTTGTGATTGAATGGTCAGAAGCTCCAGTTCCATCAACTAACTATAATTCATTAAACGATCATCAGATTAAGATTATCATTAATGATTATACAGAAAATAAAGATGCCGATAAGGTAAAGAACTATATAGAGAATATGACATCTATATTTTCATTAACTTATTTTAAAGAAAAAGTTTCTATTGATCTTCCCGGTTCTATTTTACAATATTGTGAAAGTAGAATAGAGCAATTAAAAGAAGAGGAAGAAGATACTAAAAAAATTATAGCTAGAAAACCTATACCACGAGAGTAGGGAGGTTAGATGGAGTTAAGAGGAAAAGTAGAAAAGTATGCCATGAGTGAGGCAGTTCATTTTACTTTTAGGCAAGAGTCTAAGAATGATGAGGATTACGGAGAGACAATGAATATACCATTTGAAATATATAATAAATTCAAGGGTAATAATGTAAAAATAATAATAGAAAAAATTAAAGATTAAGGGGTGGTGAAAATAAATGGCGATTAAGAAAAAAGATATAATTTTTTATGGTTCATCTACAATGCCTACTAACGATACCTTGACTTATATTGGTGGCCCATGTGATAAAACAACAAAAATGACTTGGGCTCCAATCACTACAACTGGAGTTTTAAGTATGTATGGAGCTACTAACTTACCAGTTGCCAATCAAATGACAGCTACGGTGTGGGGGAGAAATGCTGCTGGTGAACTTATTAATGAAGGTATATTAATAAATGGACATACAGCGGTTATTACTTCAAATTCATATGAGAGAATTTTAAGAGTGCGTTTTGCTACAGCTCATGCAAGTGGTGATGTTTGGTTTGTTGGTCAAGAATTACATAGTGGTATGGGGACTGCAGCTGATACAGATGAAATTACATTAAACTCTACTGCTTCTGCTGTTGATGATGCATATACATTCCATGTTATTGTTATACCAAGTATGCATACAGCTGGTAATCAAGCTAGAGAAGTTGTTGGATATACTGGATCTACAAATGTTGCTCAGGTAAGAGATTGGGACACAGAGCCTGAGAATGGAACTCATTATGTTATCTATGAAGGTATGTTAATGGATAACATTAATATTAGTGGAGATCATACACCTATTAAGGAGTTGCGTAGACCTTTTTATAATGCAGCTGCTGATCCTACTGGTGGAAGTACTAAAATATGTTTTGAAAAGGTTTTTGCTTATAACTTGCATGGTACATTAGCTCTTACTAATGCTGCTATCGATGAAGTTGATGAAGGGGCGTATGATAAAGTTTCATTCGCTCTTGATGATGAACTAGGTCACACTAGTCATAATGGTCATGGTATGAATCGTACAACAGCTGATGCAACTTATAATAACTTTACGGCCTTTAGTAGTGATTCAAAGAACGTTCCTAATTCTCAGAACTTTAGTGCTGATACATCTTGTGGTGTATGGATTAGGTTACAGTTACCCGCTGGCGAAGCTGGTGCGAATACTTTTTATAAGTTACAAGTAAGCGGTCAGTCAACATAATAGGAGGGGATTATGGCTCTTGCATCCTTTAAGCTATTAAAATGTGTAGGAGCCACCACTTCTGGTAGTCATGCTAGTGAGGTTGATTGCGATAAGCACCCGGCCTTTCTATCCACTGATACTGTTGATGCTGTGGCTGCTAATTTTCCAGTGGCTGTTCCAGAAACAGGAGAAGATCCTGTTTATTCATATGAAACATGGCTAAAAATGGAGTGTACCAATGCTCCAGATAATTATTGCCAAAATTTTGTAGTATGGGGCCCAAAACAGCAACCGGATAACCCTATTGATAAGTTAACAATACTTATAGGGTCTACTAGCGTTCCAGCTACACCAATAACATCTGTATCAACATTAGCAACTCATACTCAACAACAATATTATAGTGTTGATCAATCAACAGCTTGGGTACCTATCGATGATTCACCAACTGTATCTGAGATTGGTAGTTCTACTGGTTATTTAATTTTACAATTAAGGGTTGAGGCTGGAGCTTCACAAGGAAATATGGCAGGGCAGTCTTTTGACATTGAATATGAGGAGTTATAATATGGATAACTTCTATGTTTACATATATTTAGACCCAGAGAATCATGAATCATTTTATATAGGCTAGGTGGCATAATGGATGTTAGATATACGTGGAAGCTTACATTTGAAGATGGAACGGAGCTTGGCGAGGTTGAGAATAATAGAAGTTCTAATAAGGTAGATCTTAGAAATCCTCCAAAGAAAGTTATCAATATAAAGGCTATTCCAAATTTTAAGGGACTTCCTTTAGTGTCTATTAATATACCTAAAATAGCAAAGCCAGTTTATCAAAGGTTTAATCATATAAATACATTAACTGGACGTAAGGGGCTATTATATGCCATAGGTTGGAATATGTTAGGCACAAGGGTAATGACAACTATCAATCACTATACCGGAGAGGTATCAATGAGAATAGATCAAAAGGGTATTAAATAATGTCTCAGTTTGAAATATTATATCCGAGTGCCGATGGTGCTGTTTCAGTTTGGGAAAATAGTGATGGTAGTAGTGTTAATATGTATTCGTATGTTGACGAGGCTAGCTCTAGTCCTAGTGATACAGACTATATACTTTATGATGATAAGTTTCCAGCCACTCCCGGTAGGCGGGTTATGCTTTCCCTTACCGCACCGACTGGTATGCAGCCCGGTGATACTATTGATAGCATTAGGGTATATGTTAGGAATAAAATATCGGCTAGTGGTACTGTTGGTTTTAGGGTTGTATCTTCTGCTGATTCTTGGTCTGAATCTAGTCAATTTAGCGTTTCAAATACTAGTTATTCATATGATAGTTATGTTTTGGGGACGCCAGCGTCAACATACGCAGAAGTTTCTGCTATGCAAATTGGTCTTAGATTATCGGATGCTGATTTTAATGGTAACCTATATGTTTCCCAGATATACGCTAGGCTAGAGTATAGTCCCGATTTTACAGTTCTTACTACTGATGGATATTCGCCAATAGATTTTGTTGGTGCAATTGAAAAACAAGAAAATATACCATTGAGTCATGGTGTTGATTTTACTCCTAATAAATATAAATTTAATATAGAACATAGTGGTGATTTTTATGCTACAATGGAACTTAGACCATTTAGTGATTACGCAATTTCTTTTTTTTGGGTTCCATCTACTTCCGGTGATCATTATGTTCTACTTAGAGATGATAATGATGTGACAAGATTACAGCAAGATGTTAGTGCTTATGATTGGTATGGGTTGGATGAAGATTTAATAGATTCTTTTGGGGATTTATATATTGTAAACGTTGAGATTATTGTTAGGGCAATGAAAGTTAGTATAGGTAATGCATATATACAATTTGGTTTATCCCAAACTGGTGTGGCAACAGATGTCTGTGACTATAAAAAAGTAAGCGGTAGCGTAAGTAATTATAGCCACAATTTTCCATTAGCTCCAGATGGTGGGGCGTGGACTAAGGCTAAGCTCAAAGAAATAAAAGTTGGGATGCAAGGGTCAGCCACATACACTCATTTATATGTAACTGAGATAAGCTTAGTAGTTACGTTTAGATATATCTTAAGTAAGGATACACAATTACTTTTTGATCATATTAATACTATTCCAACGATGAATAAAAAAATTGCAATAGATTATGTGCCATCATATTATCATACAAGTGATATAAATATTAATACAGATTGGACGGGGTATAAACACCCAAGGCCAACTGATTTATTATGCGACTATCAAACGAACCCAACTAATATATATGAATATCCAATGTTATCAGCCCTATATCAAGCTACCGCTGATGGTATCATGGAATCTACAGCGTGTAGTATCTTTATATCTGAAAATGAGGTTGGCAATGGTGGTGCTTGGAGTAGTGGATGGGTTGATATTAGCTCTATTGGTGATAATGAGAGATCTGATAATGTTAGATATAGCGGGTTTGGATTATCAACTGATCCAGATAATGATAAATATTATTGGCAAATTAAATTCAGAGATACCGATGGAAGAGAAACCCAACTTAGTGATACGGCAACGTTTACTATTTCTGAAAGAGCGTGGTCTGATCATAATTATACATTTAGACGTAGGTTGGAGTTCCCAGATGCCCATGATATAATACCAGCTGGATATACACAGGACTTTACAATAAAAACTGGTAATAGAAAAATTATAGCTCAGAATGCAATGTTTAACGAAGGTGTCGGCGGTGGAGATATGATGAACGGTGGCATTTTGTATTATGATGGGAAAACTCACATTGCCTATCTTGGAAAAATAGAAGCATATGGAGGGCTTGTAGAATTACAAATATATATTCAAACATTTGATCATGCTGCTGGTGAGTGGGGCGTACCATTTAGAGTTGGTAGAGCGTTTAGTACATTTGACTCTCATCACGTTCCAGTTATTACTGTAGATGATCGTGGTATTTTATGGATATTTTATGGTAGTCATTCATCTGGTGTTGCTAATTTAAAATACGCATACTCTAATAGAGCAAATGTATCTGGGGCATTACCGGGTGATGATGATCTTTTAGGTGGTGAGGGAGATACTCATTGGGATACAAAAGTTGGTGCTGAAGATTACTTTGGTGATCCACATCAATTACTTGGTGCTGTTACTTATCCTTATGCTTTTTTTGTTGATTCTATATCTAGATTATATGTTTTTGTTAGAGGTGGCTCCGGTGGTGAAAATGATCGTAGAACTTGTTATGCTTATACGGATGATTATGGTACTACGTGGAGTGATTGGAATTACTATATTTTATATGATCCTTATGCCCCAGAGTTTTATCGCCATCGTGGTAAATATGGAGATAGATCTGCTAGAGTATATACATTTGGTATGAAATATAATCCAGATACAGAACGATTACACGTTTCCTTCGCAACGCAAGTTGTTAATAATAAATGGTATAATATATATACAACATTGACGTATATGTATTCTGACTTAGATACATCGGACTCTGGTTATCATAAGTGGGAGTATATTGATGGTTCTCACGCTGGATATTCAAGTAGTGATGCAACCGTAGTAGACTATGCTGTTAATCGTGATGATAGTAAGGCGTTTAGGAGTGCGGATACGATGTATGTTTGGGCGCTTCCGGGGTTTGATTATAACAACAATGATGAGCCATTGATGTTTTGTTATAATGAGTTTACTAATAATTATCCAGAGATCAACGATTATACTTCGACAAGAGAGGTTCCAATTACATTAGTAAAATATGATTATGTCGCTGAGGAGTGGAAAGAGTATTGCATTACTGATCAGTTAGATATTGTCAATAGAGTTGGAAGAAGTGGTACTAGAAGTCTACATGATAGAGATGGTAAATTACATTTATTTGTCACCAGTAATTCTAATAGATACTACCATCAAATCCCAGATGCTACTGGTTATTATGATGAAAATATTATTAGATCTAGGGCTACCGCTGATTCATGGAATCTTATTCGCAAAAACATAAACAGTGTCGATAGTGCTAGTTATATTTGTTTGGATGAAGAAGGTCAAGTTTCTTTTACATCATCGGTAGAGATAGATGATCTTACAGTTCTATCAGTAGGCGTTGAATTTTTTGGTAGATTACATAGTTCTGATGTGGAAGTATATTATACTGGAGATTTTACATCAGGCACTCATACTTGTTGGTCTCGTCAACATGATGCTACAGCTATACCAGAAACAGCGGATCATGATCAATGGAAAACATTAATCGATGATGATTGGGTAGATATATTACATAAGGGGTTCTCCGATGGTGATACTAGTTATATCGCTGCCCTTGGGTGTGGTCTTAGTGGAGTAGCTCAAAGGACACAAACAATTCCACTTGAAAATACTCTTGATCCTCGTGGTCGCTCCTTCCCTGATAAGGATACTGTAGTTGGTCATATAGAATATAAAGGAGATTGGCCGTTAGAGAGCTATTATTTGTGCGCTTACTATGATGGAGATCTCATAACTATAGACAATGGCGCTTAT